TTTATGTGTTGTTTTTATGTGTTGTTTTTATGTGTTGTTTTTATGTGTTGTTTTTATGTGTTGTTTTTATGTGTTGTTTTTATGTGTTGTTTTTATGTGTTGTTTTTATGCGTTGTTTTTTGTTTTTTGACAACAACAAACAACAAACATGTCATTTCATTGCCCACAGCCACAATACCGTCTTATCTATTAGTCCCGGCGGTCGCATGTTTTGAACCGCCCGAAACAGCTTCCCTAATTCTTTTTGTCCCATTGCATTCTCAAGACCCGCGTCTCGTTCTCCAGCGGCATTTATGTAGTTGTACCGTTCGTCATGCCACACTATTTTATTTCGGAGTGGTTTGCCATTTTTATAATATTTCCCATCTCCCGCAATCATGACCCGGTCCATAATGATATGTGTGATGCGATACATTATGATCATGCAGTGCTATTTATATTCTATTTGTGACTCTCTCATTTCGTTTTTTTGAATTCGTCCATTATGTCCATGTGCTTGAAAATGGTTTTGTTGGTTGCGCTGGGATATTTCGCATTCTTCGGTTTCAATTGGCTGATGCACTCCACATCGTTCGCAATTGCGGCCCACTCGTCGGGATGCCCCGTGCGCAAAAACGGGTGCGCGTCTTTCAAAATGACGAACAAGTTTTCGGTCAACTCCTCCACCTCATTGGTCCGTTCCGACTGTCGCATGTTGTCCCGAATCAGCGACTGCAACTGCTGCACAATGTCCAGGGTTTGAAATGTGGTGACAACCCCCTCCTTCATCAAATTGATGATGAACAGACTCATGGCGCGCCGCTTGTCATTCGTTTTGTTCACTTCGCAAAACCGCGTGTAATCCTTCTTCGCATCAGCGTGCTCTATGGTCTTGAACAGCGCCATGAATTGATCAAAATTGGATTGAAACACGTGCTTAAACACGGCGTCGTACTTGTGCAGCAGCTGGCGAAACAGGCGCGCATACACCGCCGAAAAAAAATGGTTGGAACTGGCCGTGTTGAAAATGGCAGCACCCACCGTGATCAAATGCGCAGTGTCGGGTTCGTCCTTCAGATCGTCAATGCGAGCGCACAGTGCGGCAAACACTTCCTCATACGTCTTGTCCGTGATTTTGTTCAGATCGGACCGGATGCCGTCCAAGTGCGCGTCAATGCCTTGCCGTTTTTTCAACTCCGTGGCCTGAAAACTGCGGATGGTTTCCCAGTCGTCTTCCGTTATTTCAGTGGAGGTGGCGCGGGGTTTCTTGCGTACCGATGTCGCTTCTTCTGGCTTGTCGCGTTTTGGAAACACGGGCGTCTTCACATACGACGGCGCACCCACCTGGTCTGCTATGCGCGAAATTAAATCTATCGTTTGCTGGGGCAACTCGCACTCAAACCCGTTCCATGTTATGGTTTCAAAATCGGATATGCTGTAAACGCGCGTGTCCGTTTGTGTCATTTGTGCGCTGCGTCTATTTGTATTTCGCGGGGTTTGTTTATATTCATTTCGTCTAAAATATTTTTATTTATTTTTCATTTTTTGGCGGTGTTTGCTGGGGGGTAACACAATTGATGCAATTGTGCAGAAACCAATTTAAATGCAAAGAGACATTCATATGCACACCACGCAAAATGGGCAACGACTGTTGGAATAAACTGACAATCACGTGCGAAAAATCAGCCGAAGAGTTGAATGACCTCATTGCAAATGAAATACAATACAAAAAAAATGATGAATACGATGAAACCGTTCACAACGAGCATGTCCGCGTCATTAAACGAGGAAACCGTGGCATTTGCGTGGACATGTACACAAAATGGAGGCCCGATTTTAAATGGTTGAGCGGGTTGTTGGACAAATACCCAAATTGCTGGGTTAAAAACGAATGGGACGAAGAAGGTGGATTGGCAGGAGTTTGGGTTGGGTTTGTCGGAGAAGACAATGAAAAACAAATACAGGAAATGCATTGGAGAGATTTATGCATGGAGGAAAAGGTGTATTTTTTTAAGGATGCACATTGCGCCACAGCTCAATGAACATAAAAAATTGACTGCGTTGTTGAGCCAACAACATGTTGCTTTGTCCGAACAACAAAAATGCAAAATTCAAGAAAAATTGTGCGCAACATGAACGGTTGGGCCAATAAAATAAAATAATTAAAAAATGGCTTAAATACACCGCTGCATTCTAATCCAGCGTACCCATTTAACATTATGACCGCACCCCCCACAACCACAACCACAACCACAACCACAACTGCACCCCACCCTCGGGAATTTGAGGCATGGGAAGACATACATGATTTGAACCCGCAGCTCATGCGCGGCATATACGGCTACGGCTTTGAGAAGCCCAGCCCCATTCAGCAGAAGTCCATTCTGTCCATCATTGACGGCCGAGACGTCATTGCCCAGGCGCAGTCGGGCAGCGGCAAGACCGGCGCATTCGCCACCGGCGCGCTGAACCGGGTGCGGCTGGACCTGAAGCAGCCGCAGGCGCTGATCATTGCGCCCACGCGCGAGCTGGCCAAGCAGATTCACGACGTGATAAAGGACCTGGGGTCGCAAATGACCGGGCTCAACGTGCAGCTCCTCATTGGTGGAACCTCCACGGAGGACGACGTGTCCGACTTGAAGGCCAACGGGCCGCAGGTCATCATCGGTTGCCCCGGCCGGGTGCACGACATCCTGCGCCGTCAGCCCGCCATCGGCCGCGGCATGCAGATGCTGATTTTGGACGAAGCCGACGAGATGCTGTCGGCGGGATTCAACGAGCAAATTTACAATATTTTCCAGCAGCTGAACACGAACGTGCAGGTGTGCTTGTTCAGCGCCACGATGCCGCCCGAGCTGCACTCGCTGTCCGACAAGTTCATGCGCGATCCGGTGCGCATTCTGGTGAAGAGCGAGATGCTCACGCTGGAGGGCATCAGCCAATTCCACGTGGCGTTGGAGACGGACCACGACAAGTACGCCACGCTGAAGGACCTGTTCACGCGCATTTCCGTGTCGCAGTGCATCATTTACTGCAACAGCATTCGCCGCGTCAGCGATTTGGCGGAGGCCATGATGAACGACGGGTTTCCCGTGTGCTGCATTCACAGCGGCATGGAGAAGGACGTGCGCGACAAGGCGTACCAGGAGTTTCGCAGCGGGGCGCATCGCGTGCTCATTTCCTCCAACGTGACGGCGCGCGGCATTGACATTCAGCAGGTGAGCACGGTGATCAACTTTGACATGCCGCGCGACGTGCACACGTATTTGCACCGCATCGGGCGCTCGGGACGCTGGGGTCGCAAGGGCAGCGGTGTCAATTTTGTCACGCGCCGCGATTTCCGCAAACTGAAGGAGATTGAGTCGTATTATGGCACGGCCATTCCGGAACTTCCCGCCAATTTCGGGCTGTTGAATTGAAATATTTGCAAGATTGTGAAAAATGCCCGGTTTAATGGAAAATAAACATTGTGTCATTGTATAATGTATATCATTTCAGGTGCGAGCTTCCATGTCATTGTCATCTCTTTTTTCGTCTATATATTCGTCAACTTTTTTGAGAACATGATTCACTACAACATTGGTAGATTTAGCAACAAAGAAACAAAACTTGAACTACCAAGCAAACAGGATTTTGCAAAAATAGCGATAGTAATGGGCGCATTCGCTTTGCTGCAAGGGTTGTTGACAAATTATTTTAATAACCATGTTGACAAATCCTTCAAAATATAATTAAATTCATTTAATATACATTGAATTTAATTACTTATCCATGATTTTTTTACCGTTTGTGCCGCTCATCACCGTGCTAACAAGCATGTTTGTTATCACGTCTGTTAAATGCAATGATTTTGAATGTGCCGACTTGGTGCAGGACAGCCTGGAATGCGACGCGTGTTGGTGCTACGAAGAGGGGGGATGCGGGTGTTTTTGCTGCACCGTGTGTCATGATCATGACCACCACCCATGACACCCATGACACCCATGACCATGACGATTACTACGATGATTCAAGTGATTCATTTCATGCCTACGCCAAAAAATCGTGAAACTGTTTTTCAACGTACATGGGCAGCAGCTGCGGGTTGTACAAATAGCAGTTGCACTTGCCGTCCGCGTGATAACTGCCGTAGCGATTGCCCCCGCCGCAGTTGCAGTATCCGGGTGCGGGCTGCATCGGGTCCGGAGTAAACATGCACCAATCTTTCGGGTATCCTTGTTCCACGCACGCCGACCAGTTTTCGTACCCTTCCGCACGAAATGTGTGCGCCTGTTTGTAATTGTAATGCACGATGTAATAAATCATCATGACAAATAATCCCCATTTCATGTAAGTTTGCATTTTTTTTATGTAAATATTTTATTTTTATTCGTCACATTGTGCAATTTGCATCAATCCATAATGTTCCTATTCATGTTCATGTCATGTTATCAATTTGAAAATTTGTTTCAATGTGTTGTTTTTTTTCGTTTTTTTCTTTTTTTTCTTCTTCGTTTTTTTTGTGTCGGCAATTGCAATTGGTGTGCTGTTGCTTTTATTAGGAGAACAACTCCCTTGGGAACTCATCCGTGTGGGCGTGGGTGTGGGTGTGGGGGTTTTGTCAGTTGTTGTGGGGGTTTTTTTTGCATTGGGCGACCGTTTCACGGTCAGTTTGTGGGTTTTAGCGTCATACGTGTGATCAAAATACTCCATCGGCGAATACTTCAAGAACCATTCCTCATATTCAGGATCTTCGCGTTTTAATTTTTGATATTTTTCGGACTTTTTAGCCTTAACGTCGTCCAGCGTCTCCTGCTTGCCGTAGCACGTTGCGCCGAAGCGTTGCAACAGCCCCGTCTGTTTCAGCCGGTTGCGCTGCTGAATGTCATGCAAATACTTGCACATGCACAAAATGCGCGCCACATCATAGTACGGCTTGTCCGTGTAAAGCATGGCCAAATACAGACTCAGCATGGTGTCCATGCTGGCAATCCGCACCCGTTTTTTTCCCACTTGAATGACGTTGTAACTGTGACACGCCACCGGTTTGTAAATGAAGGCCACCGGGTTGCGCTTGTTCCCCACCGCAATCTCGTAATGCTCCGGCACAATCTCGCCAATGCCCGAGTGTTTGATCACAGCCACCCCCTTAAAGTTGTTGTCTTCCAACCGTTCTTTGATTTTGCGAGCGCTGGTCTCGGGATCCATGGACAGCACGTCAAAGTGCGGAATTTGCGCAAACATTGCTTTCTCGTGTTTCGGCAGGTACCGCGCATAATGCGAAATGGCATACCCCCCGAAAAACACCAGGTCCTCATCTATGCACGAATTGCGCACCGTGCGAAACAGACGCACTTCTTTGTCATCATTCGCATCAATCGCATCATTCGCATCAATCGCATCCGCAGTTGGACTTGGACCACCATGGCCATGGCCATGGCCATGCCCGCTGTATTTCAAATGCTTGTGCATGTGCTTCTGCTTCGGCGTTTGGAACGGCAGCATCAGCTCATTGGGAGTGCAGTTCTCCGCCTTCAGCGGATGGTGCTTGTTTAATAACGCCAGCCGCGTGCTCACCTTTTCCCAGCGGGACACGTCCCCCTCGGGGCGCGACAGCTCCAAATACATGCCCATGCGCAGCAGGTTCGGCGGCGCATACAGGATGCCGTCCACTTTGATTGCCTCCGCCCGAATGTTCTTGAACAGCGTCGGGTCCAGCTGCGTGATGTCCGCAATCCCCACGAAATTTACGAATACTTTGTAAGTGCCATGGTGCATGCCCGACTTTGCCTCAACTTCCGAAAATCCGTTCTCGTAAAACTCGTCGGCTAGATCCTTCGCGTGCTCCAGCGCGTTCGGCGAATAGAAATCGTAATCCGGTATCTCCGTTTTTTTGTCGTAGAACTGCGCCATCTCCGGCAAAATGTTGTTGATGGCCGTCCCACCATAGCACACCAATTTGTTCTTCTTTATGAAATTCTCCAATATGGCAATGATGTCCTTCATTTTAGGGTCGCTCGTTTTTTTGGCGCCAATCTTGGCTTCAATGGTTTCAACCGCCTGCTTCACCAGGTCTTGTTCCAAATCATCCAATGTTTTCAGATGATTATGATTGCTCATGATTTGCAATTATGAATTGCTATACATTTTTCATGATATAAATAAATTTTTAATAATTTGATAAAATAAGACAATACGACATCAACACAGAGGCAAATGGATATTGTTTATAGTTCGACAACATTGCTTAATATAAAACGATTGACGGTTGTAAATGGGAACGCATGTTATAAAATTGAAGTTAAAGACAAAGACAAAGAACGTCCGTGTAAACACAAGTTTGTGTGTACGCTGCAATCCACCAAGTTCATCGCCATGATACATGACAGGGTCAAATAAACATAAGAAATGTTAATGTGCATTCGGCAAATGTAATGCATTTAGGACAAGAGACGTGATGGCTGTGGATGCGAGCAAAAAGAACGCCGCGCTAAACACAATGGTGCGATCAAACGCGGTGAACGGCTCCGGTTTGATCCACGGATTGAACCGCACTAGCAAGAACACGATTATGAAATACTTCAACACATTGTTAAGTGTGCTTAAATAAGCGGGGGCCACCGTTGCAATCCCCAGTAGCGCTATTGCATAAATTCCGTACCAGGCATACAGCGCACCGTAGTAAAAATGCTGAATCCATTCTTCCCAATTCATTCGTTTTATTTTTTGATGCATTTGGGTTAAACCGCCGCCATGATGCATTTTATATTTGTGGGGTGCGTTGAGTTACTGATCGCGTTTAATAGTTGGTTATATTATTTATTGGTATTGTATCAAGTGCAAATCAATTCAACATTCAACACAATGAACCTGGAACTCTCCAAGTTTGACATGCGCTCCATCAGCTTTAGGCCGGATGAAAACAAGGGCCCCGTCATCGTGCTCATCGGCCGCCGTGACACCGGCAAAAGTTTCCTCGTCCAGGACCTCATGTTCCACCACCAGGACATCCCCATCGGCACCGTCATCTCCGGCACCGAAGCCGGCAACGGCTTCTTCGCCGCCCACGTCCCCAAGCTCTTCATCCACGACGCCTACAACACCGCCATCATTGAAAACATCCTCAAGCGCCAAAAGGCCGTCCTCAAGCAAATGAAAAAGGAGATTGAAACTTATAAGCGCTCCACCATTGACCCCCGCACCTTCGTCGTCCTGGACGACTGCCTCTACGACAACAAATGGACCAAGGACGTCATGATGCGCCTCCTTTTCATGAACGGACGTCATTGGAAGATCATGTTAGTCATCACAATGCAATATCCTCTCGGTATTCCGCCCAATTTGCGCACGAACATTGATTACGTGTTTATCCTGCGCGAACCCTACATTGCCAATCGCAAACGCATCTACGAGAACTACGCGGGCATGTTCCCCACGTTTGAGAGCTTCTGCCAGGTGATGGACCAGTGCACCGAGAATTTTGAGTGCTTGGTGATCAATAACAATGCGAAATCCAACAAACTGCAGGAGCAAATCTTCTGGTACAAGGCGCAACAACACGGCCCGTTCAAGCTGGGCTCTAAGGAATTCTGGGAAATCTCCAAAGATCTGCACTCGGATGATGAAGAGGAGACGTATGACCCGAAAAACTCGGGTAAAAAGGGGCCCAAAATCAACGTAAAAAAGAGCAAATGGTGAAAAGCGCTCACGCAATTGCGTGAGCGCTCCTCCAATCAGCGTAAAAGCGCTTTTGTTGGCGCAAGAACACTTTTATCTCAAACTTAATCGTAATTTCATCTCATACATCAAAACGGCTTCGGAGCCAACAACACTGCGTTTATTTCTCTCAACACGTTGGACAAGTCAAAATCGGTTGCATTGGGATTAAATCGTATCAGCTTATTTCCGTCCTCTTTCAGGTAATTCTCTCTGATTTGCTCTTGAAGTGGGTCTCTGTCTTCGTGCCCGTTCTCGTCGCATTCCACAACCAGTTTGTGGTCAACGAAATACAAATCAACGCGATATTTGCCCATGACATGCTGCCGCTTGACATTCAACACATTGCTGTATGCATTTGCAATGAAACCGATGGTTTGATTCTCAATGCACATTCCAAATTTGACAAATTTAACTTCTTTGCTCACGTCAACGATGTATCGGTTTCGCATGTTGAATGAATTTTTGAATATCTCAAATGCTTCTTCCGTGAGCATGAATGTGATTTTATTATGACCGCCATATTTTTTGGACAGATTCGCTGTCCTAGTCACAACGTAATGCACATTTTCTCTGTAGTTTTTCTTCAAATGATGAACCAGATTATGTTTCTGTCTTGCCAATGACAACAACTCGTCCAAATTTCGGGTGAAGTGAGATGGGTTCATTGTGGAGTGGTATGCTTTATGGTGTGCTTTATTGCGTATCATTTCATATGCATCTTTGAAGTTCATTTCAATTTTTTTATTATTTTTATTTAAATCTTGTTTCCTAAATTGTGAAGCAAAATTTATTAAAGCGATTTTACAAATGCCGCTTTCAAATCATAAAAACACTTAATGTAAAACAACTTAAAAAGAATCCGCCTATGCATAGTGTAAACCCATACTATCATGGAACCCGCAACACAACCACACCAACAACAACAACCACAACCACAACAACAACAACAACAACAGGAGCTGAACATTGTTGAGCTGATTGAGAAAAACCCCATCACCCGACTGTCGCATGAATACAATGGCAGACTGTTGACCAAAATTCAGGAATCATTCACTGGATTTGAGCAACAGTTGTTTGTGAGTAGCTTTTATTGCTACCTGAATTATGACAAAAATATTGATTTCGTCGTTGATTTGGACAATGTATGGAAATGGTTAGGATTTCAACAAAAGGTGAATGCAATGACATTGTTGGAAAAACAGTTCAAAATTGACATTGATTACAAAAATCTTACTAAGTTGGATGCCCCAAAAATAAAAATGAACGGCGGCCAAAACAAGCAAACCATCATGCTCACCGTTCGTTGTTTCAAGTCGCTGTGCCTGAAAGCACAAACGAAAAAGGCGTCAGAAATTCACGAGTATTACATGAAGATGGAAGAGGTTTTGCACCAAATTGTGGAAGAAGAGACGGATGAACTCAAACAGCAATTGGAACAGAAAAACGCCGTCATTCAAGAAAAGGAATCCATGATCCAAGAAAAGGACTCCGTGATCCAATCCACGAAGAAAGAAAAGCAGCGCGCCGTGGAGCAGGCGATTATTGGCCAGTTCCCATTGAACACGGAGTGCATCTACTTTGGCACCATTGACAACACGAATGCCGACAACGAGAAGCTGATCAAATTCGGCCACACGAACGACCTTTCCACGCGCGTAATGGACCACCGCAAAAAATACCAAAATTTCGTGCTGGTCGCCGCCTTCCGGGTGCAAAACAAGGTGGAGATAGAGAACTTGATCAAGACGTATCCGAAAATCAAGCGCCAGGTTCGCAGCATTGAGGTGGGCGGCAAAAACAAGACCGAAATCATTGCATACGACAGCACGTATTTCACGATTGAGCGACTGAAGAAACACATCGCCGACATCATTCATTCGCGCACGTACAGCATTGACAATTTCAACCGACTGATGCAGCGCAACGAGATACTGGAAGCCGAGACCCGTGAACTGCAAAAAACGGTGGCAAACCAGTCCCTAGAACTGACCGAATTGCGGGAACTCGCGGCCAAACAGAAACAAGAGCTGGAGGTGGTTGCGGCGGGTCACCAGTCCGTCTATCAAAACGTGCTGCTGCCGGAGGACGAGTTGACGCAGAAGTTCAACGAATTCATCAAAGTGGCGTGCATTGTGCGCCCCGACGTGGAGGAGTCGTCGGTGAGCATGGAGGGACGGTTCCGGTTGTGGTGTCAAACCAAGCCGATGAAGGAAACGTTCCATGCGCTGAAGAACTATTTGGATGTGCGTTTCAAGGCCAAACGCATTCGCGGGGTGCACGGCTACCTTGGCGTGAAACTGAAAACGGTGGAATACAAAAAAATGCCAGCATCGGATGTATCATCGCTTTCACTGAGTCCGAATGCGGAGACGTTTTTGTTTGAACGGTGCCAATTTTCCGACTGCGGCAAGATTTTGAATTCGGTGTTGCTCAAAGAGTATCAAAAGTGGAAGCCGACGGTTGGGCTAACATCCACAGACGCAGACATGAAGGATCTGAAGGCGTATTTGAATGCATCGCCGCATGCACTGAAAGCGACCGTGTGGACCGAACAGGGAAACAATGAGGGCTATTATGGCATCTCATTGCGCGAGGATTATTATGCGATAACGAATGCCAGCAACACATTCTCTGCGACCACAGGCAAAAAAGTGGAAAAACGGGAGGCGACCACGCACCAGCTACTGGGTTCATGGCCCACGATTGCAAACGCCGCCTTGTCAGAAGGCGTGTGCGCCGCAAAAATGAGCCGATACGTCAAAGCCAAGACGGTCATTTCCGACTATTATTACTGTATTGGGGAACGTAGTTCCCCAAACCCCTCCTCGGGGGGACATGCGTCCACTGCGTAGACCCCCTCATTCATTGGATGAACCATGGATTCGGATTTAATGTGCTCAAAAATGGAATACTATTTGGATGATTTATTAATTGATTTATTTAATTATTTTATCTGTTGAATTTCTCTCTAATCCTACTTTCAAGAAACCATAATTGTGTGTTAGAATGACCCAACATGTGCGTTTGTGCGCCATATGTTGCCCAAAATTTATCAATTTGATTTTGTAAAATGAGAGAAAATGGACAAAATAAACCCAACAAGGCGCAGATACTACACTTGGATGCATTTGGCGGCCTTAAGCATGATGACTTTACCAGGGGTTTCGGTGCGCCGCACGTATTTTGCGGGCAAGTAATTCACGCCGACATTTTGAAGGCTACGAACGCCTGGTGCCGCGCGATGTTTAACCAGCATGGCGGCACGTCGAATGATGTCGGCGTCGTAAGCGCCCGCTTTGGCCGTGTTCACAACCACCGCGTGCGCGCTGGGGAAGTCCTTCAAATGGAACCACATGGCGTGCTGCGGCGCCTTTTTAATGAGCGCGTCATTCTCGGCCTGGTTTGCACCCACTTGAATCGTGTAGTCGCCGTTGAAAATCTCGGAATACATGTGTGTGGTCTTGGTTTGTAAATAGCATGTTATCATCATAAATTTAAATCAATTTAAATCAATTTTTTCACATTGAAAATTGATTTAAAAATTGAATGCCAAATCCAAGCATTCAGACAATAAGCAATAACATTGCCCACCCAACCAATAAGACAATCCAATGAATTTTATCCGAAGAATGCTGAAACCCGCCGCTGCAAATGCAACCACCACCACTACCAAATTAGGAAGGTGGCAGCTGCACTACGACCCCAGGGTCGTGAATTCCAAAGTGGATCAAGCGAATGAAGACCACTGCGGATGCTGCCATGAGCCTTCTCAAATGAAAAAGGAGCAAATGCTCCATCAGAAGCAAAAATGGCAAGAAAAACAACGACGCAGTTACACGCAAAAACAGTTGCAAAAAATTTCCGACTCAGAAGAGTATTACATTCCATACGTGATGTAAATGTGACGCACATCCAATCCAATGTGACCAACCATCAACCATTTTTTATTCCATTTATTTATTTGTTCAGTTGTAAAGCACCTGCAGTTCCAACGCGATGGAGTAGTCGTTCCCGTTCGGCGGAACGACGCTGCCGAACTTGTCCAGGAGCCGGATGGTCAGCTTTTCCAGGCGCACCGGCCCCAGATACTCGCGCGTCTTGAACGTCGTATCGCCGCCGGAATCATTGATGACGATGAGCTGCTCGTTGCCGATGGGGATTCTCCCCAAAATGTTGACTCCCAAATACGAATCCCCCGTTTGCGCAATGATGCTGTTCGTTATGAAATTCTTGTTGTAGTCGTCCACATCCACGTACATGTAGTTCCAAATGGAGTTGTCACCATAAGCCGACTCTGCCACCAAAGAAGCATGGTATGTGACCGCTGGCACTTGGCTGACCGAATCCACCGTCACATTAGCCCATGTGCGCGTGTAAATCGGTTGCTTGTATCCCATCATCCATCCCGCCGTCTTGCTGATGGACTTGATGTTTGCATTGTAATACTCCTTAGAGTGCTGCTTCTTCAGCAGCTCAAATTCGCACTCGGTGATGCAGTGCGTGTAGAATTTGTCGTATTTGCTGACATTGTCAAATGTCACGGTGTACGTCAGGGTTGGGCTGTTGGTTTGGTTCACCACCAAATACGTCTGGGATAGCATGAGTTTTCCGGTTTGCGCGTTGATCGTCATCTGGAAAAATTCCATGCCGTTCATCGTGTTTTGAAACAGGTTGTTCATGCACTGCACGAATTGGGCGCCCGTGTAATTTCCATCCGGAATGACGATTTCATTCGCGTACACTTGCGACGGCGTGTATGGCGCCACGTTGATTCCCGTGATGGTCACCGTGAATTGGTTGTTTTTTGCGAGTTCTGAGAACGCATACCACATGTTCGGGATTTGCAACGACGCGATCTTCATGGACACCACATTTTCCACGGGATACGGCAGCACCCAGGAGGAATTCGTGGCGCTGGAGGAATCGTAACTTGCGCGAAAGAGCGTGTCCATGGACAGCAACCGCTTAATCACCCGGCGCTCAATCGGGTTCAGCACGCCGGTTGGGAACTTGTAATTGTAGGCATTGATGACGGGAGGAATGTTTCGCTTGGCATATGCGCCTCCCTCATTCACCTCCGATTCGCGGTGAAACGCGTCGTAGTTGGACGGCGGAGTGGAATAGTTGATTTGCAGCGTGTCCGGCTGGTGCGGTTTAAAAGGGCGATAGGCGGTTGCTGCTACTGCACCAGCAAATGCAGATGCGTCATGCGGCTTCGTGCGCTCCCCGATTTTTCGCGTGATTATGTCTCGGCACTGCGTGAAGAATCGGGTGTAGTCATGCGGACTGTCACTGTTGCGGTTGATGTCTGCGAGCTGGAACAGCGAATCCGAAATGCGGGAATCCGCTTCGGACATGCTGCATTTTGACGAATCCAGATTGAACAACGCAAATATTTCTTCGTCCGTGTAGTTGCTGGGGTCCAAATCCAAATCCAATTGTTGCCGTTGCGACATTGTGGTCAAATGTGTCAAATGTATCAAATATGTCAAATGTATCAAATGCACATACTATTAAATGATATTTATATTGGATGGAAAAAACACATTGGGTGTGGTTGTTGTGCCATTTTATTTTGGTATTTGCATTTGCAAAATACCAAAACATTGCATTACATTAAGTTGGATGATCATGATATTAATCCACCTCTTCAAATGCAGACGTCGTGTCCACATCTTTATTCAAAGCCGACAGGCCGTGATCCGACCGTTCCGGATGCAGCACCACATTCTCCGCATTGAACAGCTGGTTGCGAATGTCGGCCGCGCTGAGCTCTGCCCCGTCGGCCGGCTCGGGATCCACCGCAAAATCGGACCCTTGGGTTTGCGAAACACCCACCAGCTCGCCCTGCTCGTTCAGCGTCTGCGTCAGCTTGTTGCCGCTCTTGGCCGCCAGCGCCTTGTTCTCGTCAATCGCCTTCTGCTTGGCCTCCTTCACGCGCTTGTCAAACTCTGTCTTCGCCTGCTCCTCGTTCTTCTTCTTCTCGCTCATGAGCTGGTTCAGCGTGTCCTCCATGTACTCCACGCGCCCGGTCTTGTAGGCCTCGGGATGGAACGGCACCCACAGCCCCACCGGGCCCACAAACACGTCGTGGTTCGGGTCCACCTCGCGCAGCATCTTGCAGCGCAGCTCGGCCTCCTTCTGCGAGGGAAACACGCCGCGCACTTTGAGGCCGCGCACCGACGTCTGGAACTCGTGCTTGGCGCCGAACTCCTCGTCCAGCCGCTCCTCGTTCAGGTCCAGGAACGACTTGTAGTCGTCCACAATGTCGGTCTTTGCGATCAGCTCCCGCTCGGACTCCTTGAACTGCTGGAAGTCCTCGGTCAGCTTGTCAAACTTGACGCCGTACTTGTAGGACACGAAATTCAGGAACTGCAGGAACTTGTCGGTGGATTTGTGGATGTCCCAGTGCTGCACGAACGCTTGGAAGAAGAAGTGCTCGCGCTGCTTGATGATGTGCTCCGGGGAAATGAACGACAGGCATGCGAACTTTTGGCCCGCAATGGGCTTGTCCTCGTCCAGCAGGTCCACGTATTTAGGGTTCACGGTGCCGTCGGGCAGCTTCTGCAGCGTCACGCCTCTGATGTTGTCGTCAGTCATTGGTTTGGTTCGTTTATGAATGATGTGTGCAACGTGTTTAATATTTCAGTTTTGATTTTAAGCCATTTTTAAACAAATGTATTAAAATGTGATGCCGATATTCAAAACATAAACGCAATGAAAATTATTTATTTTTTTCTTATTGCATTATATAATCAACAACAATTCACACAATTCAAATGATCGGCGGTGTTCTGGATTTAGGCGAGTTGGTGAAACGCGCCATTAAATACTTGGTGGAAGGTGCGCTGGTCGCCCTTGCCGCTTACGCCATCCCCCAGCGCAAGCTGAACCTGGATGAGATCGGCCTGATTGCCCTGGTTGCTGCGGCCACCTTTAGCATTTTGGACACCTACGTGCCCACCCTGGCCGTGTCTGCCCGCAGCGGCGCTGGCTTCGGTATCGGTGCCAACCTCGTCGGCTTCCCCGGCAACGTGCTCAAGGTTTAAGGTGTTTTAACATGTAGAAGAAGAGAGAAATTCTCTCCAACACAATAAATATAAACTAAAAATATAATGCAATTTCATAGAAGATATAATTTCATTATATAACATGTCAACTGATGACGAGATTCTTGCTTTGACGGGACTGCCCGCGCGAACACGCTCAGAAGAAATTGCCATGGCAATGAACAATTTTTTGAATAACAATTACAACAAGTTTGAAGAATTTGAAGTGAGAGATTCAGAAGCATCGGTGTGGATGTTGATGAATGAACCGTTGGTTGTAAGTGCAAATATGAACCTTAATACACGAGAAACGCTCATTGATATATTGCATCAACAGATCATTTATGGAGAAAAAGAAATTCAAATGGGCGCCACAAAAAGACCCATTCAAGAAATGAAACGATTGAAATCCATTTTAGAAGAACGCATAAATAAAACAAATAAGGCAATCGGTTATTTGCATTCAAATAGCCAAAATGTCAATGAGTTGATTCAGAAATACTCATTATTGCAACTTGTTGAATTGGAGCAAATGTTGCGTCACAATCTTTTACGCAAACGTTATCCACCCGACATGATTCCATTTGTCACTAATTTATTATCACGATTAAAACTGGAGATACAGGCAAAAATAATAGACGTCGCAGTAGAAGGACGAAAAAGTGAAGGTGGTTTTAAGCGAAACGCAAATACATCTAGGAAGTCCCGGAAGTCCCGGAAGACGAAGACTAGGAGACACTAAACTAAAATATGCGCATTACATTATATAATACAATTTATTACACAATGCCACTATACTGGAAAGCTGCAGAACATAATTTGCGACAGCAAACATACATGCAATGCCGGGACACCAAATGCACTCCCAATAAAGTAATGGAAAAGGAACGCGCGGCTTACATGCAAACACTGAAACGCAAGTGTTCGCTGGCAAAGAATCCATCCAATCAAGCCATTCAGGCTCACACTGCATGCGCAACGAAGCATTACAATGGGTCGCGTTTAAAACCGATGGACGCTAAACAGGCCAAGTGCTTGAAAAAGAACTGCGACCATTTGATTCGGGGTGGGGGAAATAAGCGCACCATGCGAAAGAAATCCAAACGGGTTAATAAGGGGGTTTAAGGGGGGACGCATGTCCCCCTTTTTAGATGGTTGGGATGAATTCCCAGTTCAGTTCCTCGCACATTTTTTTCCAGATTTCGTCCTGTTCAATGCGCTTCTCTCGGTCCTTCAGCATGGGAAAGTAGGACAGAAATTCGCGCTGGTCCAGCAGCTCGCACAGTTTGTACACCGTGTAGTAATAATTGAGGAAGTTGACGCGGTCTTGCGGGCAGAATTTGGCGTACGGCCCCTGAATTTCCATGAACAGGTTGCACAGCGTTTCCTCCAGTTCGGGCGACATGACGGGCGGTTTGATGCCGAGCTTCTCCTTGATGAACGGGATGTGCTCGTAGTACTTGTTGTACCCCAGCTTCTTCAGAATCTCTTTGGCCTTTTTGTCGGTGAGTTGCGTGTGCAAATCAATTCTCTCCTTTTTGATCTGGTGCTTTATGTTTTCCAGCACGTCGGGCGGGATCTGCGTGGTCTCCTTGGCCTGGAACTGCGCCAGAATCTCCTTGAAGTGGTTGATGCGCTTGTAAGCGTAAAAACACGCCTCCTTGGGCGGTTCTTTGTAAGACGGTTTCTCGTTCTCCACCAGGTAGCTCACGTGGATGGAGCAGTGGTTGCACACCATGATGCCTTCATTTTCCACCGGGATCATTTCGCCGGCGTGGCAGTAACGGCACACGTCGGTCTGAAACACATACTTGCTAATATCAATGTAAGACGGATCCAGATTGGTCAAATACCGCTGCACGTTGTTTTTATTCATGCGCTTCAGCTCGTCTTCTTTGGATGGCTCGCCATTCACGCGAAAAAAATCATTCAGGATTTTGGTCTTGTTGTTCCCGTTGCATATCTGCTGCTTGTTTTCAAAGTAATCAAATATGATTTCGTTATTGTCCAAGTAGTAGTTTTTGCACTCCTGCTGGTGCTCGCGGATGACAGACCGCAGTTCATCAATCCGTTCCTGCAATTCAATCGCATTGATTGGATTATTTGCAAGCAGCTGTTGTTTCAAAATCCGCTTTTCTTTTATCAGTCGGGGAATGGTTTCGGACTTCAGTTTCGCAATTTTGGTTTGATGCTCTCGGTGCTTGCTGTCCAGCGTGACGATGCTCTTTTCATCCAGCACGATTTTCTTATTCGTTTTGTGCTTGAAGGAATTATTGGGTGGGGACATGATGACGCAAATAAAATCAAAAAGGGTTAGGATCAATAAACACAATGCAACTTATATATTTAATACATTATTTATCGTAATAGTAATCAAATTATTTGGAATTGGGTGAAATTTTTTATCAATATTGTGCATAACACATTGCAACTAAACCAACCACCTACTTCAAAATGACAACAAAAGTCACGGATGTGGCCTACAAAATATTCGGAGGTCGTAAACGCAAGTCCTGACGCGGTGGTTTTCCCATGGAGACCATTGAGACCAACTACAACGTTCTCCGTGTCCCAGCGTAAGGTTAATCACATATTATTTATTATTTTATAATAATATTTAGGAAATCACACCGCCGGAATGACAGAGCTTCTGTGCCAATCTGCATTGTCAGAACATGACCTGGCACAAATGTCCTTTTTTTTCAAACATTTAGAACAAAAATGGAGCATAAAAAAACGCAATAATGTGTACATTTTGCACAATGTGGATGGTTCCAAATGCACGTACACCCCCGAATATTTAGAGAAAGCATTGGCGTTGGGCCACAAGGACGCCGCAGAAATGAATGAACTTAAGAGAATGCAGCTGCTCATTTTTTTGCACAATGCACTGGAGGGCGGATGGAAAATTAAGAAACAGTCGGCATCAACTTCAAATTCAAATTCATCTGCATTTGGGTTTGGGTACGTGTTTGTCAAGAAACACAATGGGCAATATAAAATGTATGAAGATGATGAATATTTGACCCATTTCATGAAAAATAACCTTAGTTTGGAGTGACATGCACGGTGCACCACGGCACACGTATGAATGTATTAAACTAATCAATGTGCAAATGGCAATGGCAAAATGCGCAATTTAAGTTTAATTCATTTGTTTTCCCGATTTTTTTTTCTTTAGGCATATTATAACCACAACAACAACAAAATGGGAGGAGGATTAATGCAACTTGTCGCCTATGGCGCCCAAGACGTTTACTTGACTGGTAACCCCCAGATTACCTTCTGGAAGGTGTCCTACAAACGCCACACCAACTTTGCCATGGAGTCCATTGAGCAGACTTTTAACGGCCAGGCTGACTTCGGTCGCCGTGTCACTTGCACCATTTCCCGCAACGGTGATTTGGCTTACCGCACCTACCTGCAGGTCACTCTCCCCGAGATCAACCAGCAGATGAAGGGCTCATCTCAGGACGGTGTTTATGCCCGTTGGCTTGACTTCCCCGGTGAGCAGATCGTCTCTCAGGTGGAGGTTGAGATCGGTGGCCAGCGCATTGATCGCCAGTACGGTGATTGGATGCACATCTGGAATCAGCTCACCCTGACCGTGGACCAGCGCAACGGCTACTTTGCCATGATCGGCAACACCACCCAGCTCACTTACATTACCGACCCCTCTTTTAATGATGTTGATGGCCCCTGCCAGGCCACCGCCCCTCGCCAGGTTTGCGCTCCCCGTAACGCCCTCCCCGAGACCACCCTCTATGTTCCCTTCCAGTTCTGGTACTGCCGCAACCCCGGCCTTGCCCTCCCCCTCATCGCCCTCCAGTACCACGAGGTCAAGATCAACCTGGACATCCGTCCCATTGACGAGTGCTTGTGGGCGGTTGGCTCCCTCCAGTGCGCCACTTCCGCCAAGGGCGGCAAGGTCGTCACCGCGTACAACCAGTCCCTCGTTGCCGCCTCCCTCTACGTTGACTACGTCTTCCTGGACACCGACGAGCGCAGGCGCATGGCCCAGAACCCCCACGAGTACCTCATCGAGCAGCTCCAGTTCACCGGTGACGAGTCCGTCGGTTCCTCCTCCAACAAGATCAAGCTCAACTTCAACCACCCCGTGAAGGAGCTCATCTGGATCGTCCAGCCCGACAGCAACGTTGACTACTGCTCCTCCCTGGAGTGCGGTCAGCTCCTCTACAACCTCCTCGGTGCCCAGCCCTTCAACTACACCGATGCCGTGGATGCCCTTCCCAACGCCATCCACGCCTTCGGCGGCAAGGAGGCCACCGCCCTCACCTCCCAGTCCTTCATCAACGACAACATGTTCAATGATGCGGGTGCGGTTGACTTCTCTGGCCCCGGCTGGTGGAACGGCGCCGTTAGCTCCACTGGCAACCCCGTCAACCCCGTTTGGTACTCTGCTTCCAACATGGCCGGCGACGGCGGTCCCAACGCCCCTTACTACTACGGCACTCAGCAGTCCCCCGGCTACCTTGAGAACTCCGGCGTCTCCGATGCCGGCGCCTTCGTCCTCGCCGAGACCGCCCTCCTCCTCCACTGCTGGGGCAACAACCCCGTCGTCACCGCCAAGCTCCAGCTCAACGGCCAGGACCGCTTCTCTGAGCGTGAAGGCTCCTACTTCGACACCGTGCAGCCCTACCAGCACCACACCGCTACCCCCAACACCGGTATCAACGTGTACTCGTTTGCCCTTCGCCCCGAAGAGCACCAACCCAGCGGCAGTTGCAACTTCTCTCGCATTGACAACGCTACTCTTCAGCTTGTTCTCTCCAACGCCACTGTTGAGGGTGTCAAGACTGCCAAGGTTCGCGTCTATGCTACCAACTACAACGTTCTCCGTGTCATGAGCGGCATGGGAGGCCTTGAAGCTGCATGCTTAGCACTGATGATGATCGTGCTGGCTGTGAACAAGGGCCAAAAAGCAGTATGCCATGGTAAAGTGAGCTCTTACCTTGGAAAACCATTTATGTCCTCACCATCATCTGCATTGATGATATGACTAACTGCTAGTGATTCCGACTTGTTGCCGTCGGAGTTGCAACACATCTTGTTGTTCGGGAAACCCCTTAGAGCCTTTTCTACCAAGCTCATCTCCGAAAGGAATGAGTGGCCAAGAGTAATGAACTTGGGTACGGTAATAATGAAAAGGATTGGGCAATCCGCATGCTCACTACCTAAAGACGAAAGTAATATGCTAGTCAACGGTAGGGCGTCAGAGACTGAACGGATGTGGGTCGTTAATGAAGGTTTAAGCAACCTGAAACGGCTTAAGATACAGTCCTCCCTCTAGGGAAACTTAGGGGAATAAGAGTGCTTACAGCAATTAAATTGCATGGCGCTTCACAAAATATAAAAAATCATTTCATGTTATTTATTTGATAATATGAACACGAATCAAGTGTGTCAAAGAACACCCTTTTAACTATAATCAAATGGAAACGACTACCCTTTCATGTAATCGGTGTTGTAAAATATTAATTAAACAATAATGTTGACACCACCGTTTTTGATGTTTTCGTGATGTCAATAATGTTGACACCACCGTTTTTGATGTTTTCGTGATGTCAATGTTAAATAATATGAAAAAAATTGATTTAATTTTAATTTTAAGCATCCATTATCATTAACCATGTCTACTCTTATTATGCCTCCTTTCCAACAGTTGGATGCAATCATTCGTGCAAACCATGCATCATTGTCCGTGGAATTCATTCCAGGACACACAAAAACAATGGGTCGTCATTCCAATGTCATGAAAAACCCGTTGTGGAAAATAAAAATGGATAATGGTGATACCAAAATCTTGATGCAATGCGAACCTAATGACACATTGTGCACATTGTGCGAATCATCCTATCAAAAAATCATTGAACATGAACAACTGCACAATGATTTCAAAAAAATAACTTGGTATAAATTGACGAACGGATACATTTCATCTAGTTGTTTGAATTTACACATTCATCAGGTGATAACCGATTGTCATGGAAATGGAAAAGGAACATCAACCATTAGTGTGGATCACATAAACCGCGACCCTTTGGACAATCGTCTTTGCAACTTGCGCGTTGCTACTTTCCATGAACAACATCAAAATGCAAAGGGAATGATCACGGGCACAAAACGAAATCGCAAATGCAATGCAAAACAGCTGCCGGATGGAATTGAACAATCCATGTTGCGCAAGTATGTCGTGTATTACTCAGAAATATATGACCAAAAATCGGGAAAGATGCGGGAATTCTTCAAGGTGGAAAAACATCCCAAATTGCAAAAGCCGTGGATGTCAAGCAAATCATGCAAAACATCAACTCTAGAAAAACTTGAACAGGCAAACACCGTCGTGGACAATCTTGAAAATGATATTTATCCAAGCGACTCTGAAGACACCACAGTTTTGCCCAAATGTATTTACATTTCAGAGTTTAGAAGTAAACCACATCTAGTGTTTGACATGCGCAAAGATGGCAGCGACAAACGGTTGTCGTTGAAGATGGTTCTCCCATCCGAATACATTTTACAAGATGAGTTGGAACGATTCCGAGAGAAAATAACTGCAAAATATGGCGATGGAATAATATGAAATAATTAATGGTTGCATTGAGTGGAAAACCCTATTTTTATTGATATTGCTGATACTTGTTTACAAAACAATATAAAGATAAGGGTGTAAATGCATCATATTACACCCTTCGTATCATGGACATTATAAGGGCATTTACCACAAACAGTTTGCATACGGAAATCGTTATAAAAGGCACGGTTGAGAACCCGTTGTTTCGCGCAAGCGATGTTGCATTGATTCTTGAAATAAGCAACATAAGAGCATCCATCAAAGATTTCAATGATTCTGAAAAGGTAGTGCAGACCATGACAACTCCTGGCGGACCTCAAAAGGTTTTGTTCCTCACCCGAACGGGGTTGTTTAGGTTGTTGTTCCGTTCAAAAAACCCAATTGCACTCCAGGTTCAATATTGGGCATGCGATGTCGTAAAAGAACTTCAAATAAATCAGCGCAAGAAGAATGATATGATGAAACTGCAAGAATCCATAGAATCTGAAAATTCATCATTGAACCAAAGACATGCGCCCAATGATGAGCTTATGCAAATGGAACTTGAGAATGAAAAATTGAAATCAGTGCTTGAAACAAATGAACTCATTCAAGAGTTGATTAAGACGGTGCAACAACAATCATGTCAAATAAATAGACTTGAAAAAACGGTTCATGCTTTGTGCGAAAAAATCAATACAATAGATCCATTTTCAAAGAAGCAGGCAGCAAACTAAAATGCATATTATTTCGTTTTCAATTTCTCAGTAATTGCAGAATGAATTCTTCCAATCAATTCAAACACGTTGAACTGCGGGTCAAATGGGTTAAACCGAATAAATTCGCAATTTAATTTTTGTTTTAATCTAGTTTCTCTCATTTCATCCTTTGTTTTATTTGATTCACTCATGTGGTGCAATTCGTCGCATTCAACTGCTATTTTGTGATCTATGAAATATAAATCAATTCTATATTTGTCGCATGCGAATTGTCTATAAACATTTTCAGATCGGAATACAGACAATATGTTTGTTGTAATATCCAATTCAATGCATGGAAACCATTTTCTTGTAATTTCCATGCCCAACAATTCAGTCATTTTCATTGATTCGCTGCTCCTTGATGCAGATAGTAATTTTTCCAATCCTTTGTGCGTCAAATGACAAACAAGCTGATTTCCACCTTTGGTTGGCGTTTGTTGACAACATTTTTCACTGAAATCATAGGTTCGCGTTATTGAACGAATGTTTATTAACTTCAATGCATTTGCAATGTCATTTGCTCTATATAATGCATATGGTTCGGTCTCTTGCAACACTGCATTCACATTGGAGTAATGCGTCTTGATGCGCAAAGCACATTCATGTTGATGTTCCATTGTTGAATATTCACATGTAAACTATTTTTAATATGTAAATTCAATTTTATTAAATATTTTGCAAATAAGATTCATCAATGCGATTTGCAAAATGTTGTTGTGAGAGAATTTGAGTGCAAATACGATTGCATGAAAGCACTTTCAATGAGCGACAAAACATTGACGAAGGCACTCACGAAGGGGATTCAATACAATGGACACCTTTTCAAAGAGGCCGGAAGCAAACTAAAAATAGGGGAACCGAATGTTCCCCTAACCCCTCCTAATGAATAAGGGGGCAAAGCCAAAAACGCAGCCAAATGATACTTACTGCCATGTGCCTTAAACCCATCCCCCACCCCCAAATGAAGGGTTGCCTGCACCGTTGGGGGGGTGTGGGGGGCGCTTGTCGCCCCCCAGTTCATGATAATTTGATCACACGTTTTCCCTCGGATGATTCAGACGAGGCAGACGATGATTCGGCGGGTTTGACTTCTGGCGCAACGTCCAGTATTGACACCGATGCAGACTCGGTGACAGTGGGGGGATGCAATTGCGCTTCAATTAATTCGGCGGCATTGGCGCCAGTTGCACTGGTTGGCTGTGTTGGTTGCATTGACATCATTGTGGGTTGCATCATAGGTTGTGGCATCATCATCATGGGATGTGGCATCATCATCATGGGTTGCATCATGGGCTGTTGCATTTGAACCATGGGTTGTTGCATCATTTGTTGTTGTTGGAGATTACCGCCACCTTGTTGCATTTGCAACGGCGACGTTGGCTCATACATTGGCGTGTAAGCTGGCGACGATGGCGTGTAAACTGGCGACGATGGCGTGTAAGCTGGCGACGATGGCGTGTAAGCTGGCGACGATGGCGTGTAAGCTGGCGACGATGGCGTGTAAGCTGGCGACGATGGTGCATACATCGGTGATGTGGGCAACATCAGCTCTGGAACCGACGCCGCGCCCGCTTCGCTCATGGCTTGTTCGTCCCGAATGTCCTGGACCGCCAGCGCAAAATTGTTGGCATACGGCATGCGTTTCAGCAGGTCAACCACCGCCTCCGCCTTGATCGGCACTCCGTCATTGTAATACAGCATTTGCGCGTTCCAGCCCTCGGGATGCTCCGTCGGGTATTTGCCCCCGTGCTGCTGCACCGACCACATCTGCGTCGGCGCCCCCTTCTCGTCGCGAATCAGCGACTGGTAAATTTCTCCGCCATTGGCCTCAAAATTCACAAAGTGCCAGCCCAGCGACTCGGCTTTTTCTGCCCCTTGTTCCTCTTCTTCCGCGCCTTCGTTAGCCCCTTCCTTGGCAGGGCGTAGCGCCGGGCGGTTGTCCGCCTTGGGCGACACGGGCACGATCGGGATCTTTGCACCCACGGCCGCCTTGTTCTCCCGAATCAGGTTGTCGGCACCTCCCAGGTTCAGCGTCAGAGTGGAAAACGACATGGACGCGATTTGGTCAATGTTGTCCTCCGTCAGCACGCGCATTTGCACGTTCATGGCCTGCAGCTCCTGCATGAGGAGCTTGAACGCGTACGGCACGCGCACCACGCTGAAGCTGCGCCCGAACCGCGTCAGCTTCTCAACATTGAGCGCCTGGTTGTCGGCCGACGTCAGCGTGTCGGCAAACTGGATGGGGCCGTCCGCCATCGGGCTCATGAACAGGTTCTGCGCGGGGTTGTAAATGGCAATCATGCCCGACTTGTTGCACACCGCCATGTAGTACTCGTCGCCGCGCTCCAGCATGGACTGCCGCAAGAAGTACGCCGCCCCGTGCGCAATCACGCCGTCGCGCTCCATTTCACCGATGCGCAGGCCGCCGTCGTTGGCGCGACCCTGCACTGTTTGCCGCGTTAACACAGTGCGCGGTCCTCGCGTCCGGTAATTGATCTTGTCCTTCACCATGTGCTTGAGACGCATGTAGTACGTGGGTCCCATGAAAATCTGGCTCTCCATGCGCTCGCCGGTCATGCCGTTATACAGAAACTGGGTGCCGCTGTTGTGGTAGCCCAGCTCGGTCAGCATCTTGCCGAACACCTGGTGCTTGGACCCGTGGTTGACGAACGCGGTGCAGTCGCCGAACCCCCCCTGCAGCACGCACGCCTTCCCCATCAGCGTCTCCACCAGCTGCCCGATCGTCATGCGCGTGGGCAGCGCGTGCGGATTGATGATGAGGTCCGGGCGAATGCCGTCTTCCGCAAACGGCATGTCCTCTTCCGGGATAATCAGCCCCACCGTTCCCTTCTGCCCGGCGCGCGAGCAGAATTTGTCGCCAATGCCCGGCACGCGCTCTTCGCGAATGCGCACCTTCGCCAGCCGCTTGCCCGACGCTTCGTCCGTGATGAACGTGCAATCCACCACACCCAGCTGCCCCTTCTTCGGAAACACGCTGTCGTCTTCCATTTGCGGCTCATCCGCGCTCCCGCTGCCGCTTATGCCCCCGATCCATTGTTCCGTCACGCGACCGATCACCGCCTTCTTGTCGTCCATTTCCGTGTTCTCCGCAATTAAGCCGAAGCGGTCCAACGCGCTGTAATCGCCGCCGGGTTTCAGGCCGCGCACGGTCGGTTGCGCCTGCACGTTGCAAATGCGTTTTTCATACGTGCGCTCCTCCTCTTCGCGCGTCTCGTACATGTTGTAATACGTGGTGCGAAACAGGCCGCGCTTGAGCGAGCCCTCGTTGAAGAGGATGGAGTCCTCCACGTTGTAGCCGTTGTAGCACATGATGGCCACGATGGCGTTCTCGCCGTAGGGGTGCTGCTCATTGTTGATGTATTTCATGTAGCGGCTTTTTATGAGCGGCACCTGGCCGTAGTTCAGCACCACCCCCATTTTGTCAATGCGCGACATGTAATTGGAGGAATACAGCGACACCGCCTGCTTGCCTTGGCCGCACGAGAAGTTGTTGCGGGACGACGGGTTGTTCTCCGGAAACACGATCTGGTTGCCCATGACGCCGAAGATGAGCGACGGGTGAATTTCCACGTGGGTGGTTTTGCCGGGCACCACGTCGCGCGGGAACATGGCGATGAACGCGCTCTCCGACTCGTTCGTATCCAAGTACTCCACAATGGCCCGACTCGCAGTCAATGCGGCAAAATCGGTGGCCCCTGCATACAGTTCGCCAATGCGATACACGCGGCAGGGGTCCAGCGCGGGCACGCTCTTTGCCGCGAATCCGGTGATCAGCTGCGCCCATGTGTAGTGGTCGCCCTTGATGGTTTCAATGACTTCGCGGCTGGCGTAGCTGGGGCGGCGCTTGTCCTCGTCGTAGTAGAACACGGGGCGGCACAGGCGCCCGCCGTCGGTGAAGATCTGCAGTTCGTCGTGCGCAATGTCCCAGCGCCCGCTCGTGTGAATCGGAATGAGCGCATTGCGCCGATGCAAGAGGAAGAGCCGCATGACCTCGCGCGGATTGCCGAGCGCGCCCACCCAGGCGCCGTTCACAAACACCTTGGTCAGCTGGTGCACGTACTTCGGGGTGCACTCCTCCAGCAGCTGCATCTGCGCGATCTCGCGCAGCCACTGAATGATCGGCAGCGCCGAGCAGGGTTGCGTCACATACGCCGAAATCGCCATGTGTTTTTGCAGGCCGATGTTGGCGCCGTCGGGGCTGTCGGCGGGGTCAATGATGCCCCACTGCGACCCGTGCAGCTGGCGCGGTCCAGACACTTTGGCGCTGGCGTCCATGGACAGGTTCATTTTGCGCAGGTGCGATATGAACGAATTGTACGACAGGCGGTTCAGGTCCTGCACGATGCCCTCCACCTCCGTGCCGTCGGTCGCGCCAATGGTGCCCTTGTACAGCTTGGACTTGTCGTCCGTTTGGACCGTGGCCGCCCATTTGCCCTTGAACGACTTCTTGAACCCCGCCTCAATCAAGCGCTCGCCGAAGATTTCGTTGTAGTTGTCGCCGGTGATGACCTGCATGATCTGCGTCCCCACGAACTCGTTGCGGTCGCGCCCGTACTTGATCTTCTTGTCCAGCTTCAGCCGCACGTTGTCCACGTGCGCATTGTAATACGTGCGGAACAGGTTGAACAGCAGCGCCCCCGGCACCTCCACGCGCTTGAACTTGAAGCTGTCGCGATCGGTGGGCCGCTCCACGTTTGCTGCCACGAGCAGCAGCTTGTAGACCATGTATCCCAAGAAATACGCTTTGGCGCCGAAATTCAGTTCGCCGATCTGCGGCAGGAAGTAGTTCATGAGAATGTTCTGCACCTGTGCCACCGTTTTTTGCTTGGTGAAGGTGGCGATGAATTTGAGGGCGGCGGCCTGCGTGAACACCTCGCACGCGTCGTGCACGCACGGAATGAAGGCGTCCATCATGGCGGCGTTGGCATCCAGGTTTAGTATGCACCGCTCCACGATGTCGCGGTCGCTGATGATGCCCAGCGCGCGCATGACGATGAACAGCGGCATCGGTTTCCGCACGTTCGGAATGTCCACCACGATTTGGTTGTTGGAGTATGTGACATCGGGCGCCACCATCTTGACCGCCATTTTGCGCTCGGGTTTGGAGGGGTCTTCCGACACGGTGCGGACTTCGGCGCTGTAGCTATACACCGCATCGGGATCGTCCGCATTAGAGCGGATGTAAATTGCGTTGTCTGCAAACTTCTCTTGCGACACGATGCACTTCTCTTTGCCGTCCACGATGAAGTATCCGCCGTAGTCGTTGCGGCACTCGCCGGCGTAGAACCGCGCTTCCGGGGTCATGCCGTGCAGGATGCAGGCGTTGGACTGCAGCATGATGGGGAAGCGGCCCAGGCTGAGCTGCTTCAGTTCCAGGCGCTCGTTCAGCTGGAGCTTCTGCACGGGGTCGTAGACGCGATACACCACGTCCACGTCGCAGTGGATGGTCATGCCATACGTCATATTGCGCAGGCGCGCCTCGTTCGGATACATGAAGTGGGCCCGGGGCTCCAAGCCTTTAGGCGGGTCCAAGCCTTTAGGCGGGTCCAAGCCTTTAGATGACTTGCCCTTGGATACGGATTCCGACACCGATTCGGATGCCGCCACGTCGTCGTAAATAATGGGCTTGCTAAATGAAATGCGGTCTCCATTGATGCCGCCCAAATAAATTTCAATGACGGAATTGTATTTCCCGGTCTCCTTGTTCTCGTCCTTCTCCAGAATGATGGGGTTCCGGTCCTTCACGATGCGCGCAATGCCGTTGCTCAGGAAATCGTTGTACGATTCCAGGTGGTGGCGCACCAGCACGTTGGGATTGTCCTTGAAATAGTGGTCAATGATGTTCCACGACAGCGTCTCCTCCGCGTTCTTCAGCGCATCCGCAATCAGTTCATTCTCGTCGCTGGACCGGGATCTCTGTGCATGTCCCTTCTGTGCATGTGCCATTAGTTATTTATTGCGGTGTGTTTGTTATTATTGCGTAGCTTTTATCTAATATTTGTGTTTATTATTTGTTCCATGAATAAACACAAATTCACAAAGGATTGGGTTTGAAAATGCTTTTCATCAGTTTCATTATTCACTCATGCATGCGCGGTCCCGGCGGAAACATGGGCTGATACACGGGAAACTTGCGCTGGTCGGCCAGCACCGGGCGCTCAATCGGCAGCAGTTTTTTAACCCGGCCTTGCTGCGTCATGCGCCCGGACATGAGCATCATGAGCCCAATCAGCACGAAGAACAGCACAAGCGGAAACACCACCAACAACCAGGAAATGGAGGCGTATCCCGTGCGACACATCAAATTCAGAATCCAGGTCCAAAACAGGATGTAAAGACCTTCGCTAAATATTACCGCGGCGGTGCTGGGCACGTAGCATGAAAAGTCGCCCATGCAGTACATGTTGCTGAGACCCATGTTTTGATACGCGATAATAATGAACACTGCAACGGACACGGCTAAATACACCATGGCAGGTTTGCACAAGTGGCGAAAATCGCCCGAAATGCGACGAACCAGCGACATGATTGTTTAATGGTTTGAGTTTCAATACTTGGTATAATGTATGAAAATATTTAATTATTGTACCATCCGCCATTGAAATCATCAACGACGACGGGATTGGAACCGGGAACGTAAACGTGCACGACCAGTGCGTTTTTTACCCCCCATTTTTGAGAATGGTGACGGCGGCGGCTTTTTTAAAATGGATTGCTTCGTCAGGGTCTTTAAACTTTGTCGCGTTGTGGTCATCGGGTCAGTTAAACGATCGGCTAGAATGGACGCTAAACCACTTCTTGCCGTTAAATCTGGATTTGCATTCATGGCGGAAAGCATAGCACGATGCATTAATGGATCTTCTTGTTGCAATACCCCTGGATGTAGGATGCGCGATCGCGCAATCATCTGCGCATGTGAAGCGGCCGTTAATTCTCTTGATACTAAAAATGGATCTTCGCCACCAATCGGTATAAATGGTCTTTTGAATGCGCGTACATCCCCTGTGCGTGGATTTCCAAAAGCACAAAGGTCAAATTCACCCTCGTTGCACCCCTTAAATTCGGTGTACCCATGCTGTTCTTGCATTCGGCGCTGCATCTCGTTTCGCTGTCGTGTTTCTAGATTAAATAGGTCAGCTTCGAATCTGTGCAAAGCAATCTGCCTCCATGCAGTTGGATCTGCAAGGCGAGCAGTTGCAAGGCGAGCAGTTTCAGCAGCACCGGCTAGGGCTGCAGCTTCAGCAGCGGGAGAAGCATGTCCTACACTTATTATCGGCCTGTGCATATGCACATATGCTCCTGGTAAATAAATAAACTGAACGAGAGTATGTTTAATATTTGGGGCATTGGGAGCATGATTCGGGGGGCCTAATTCTAAAATTGTCCCTGCTGGCAATACTGATGACATGTCTATATTTGATATTTGACGCACATATATAATAATATTAAATTAAATTTTAAATTCAATGCCGCCTTGGCGCCACTTTGTGCATGTGCGCACCCATGTTCCCCATTTGCGGTCCGGTGCCCAAAGAAATTCGGTTAATTCCATTGTGTTTAATGATGTCGTACTCCTCAAATTTCAGTTCGGTCGGGTTTTGCAGTGTATCAAACGACGTCACATTTATGTATTCATCCCGAAGGTGGTAATTCAGGTTGCGCACGGTGTGATACGAGTCCTGACACGTGCGATACATGGCATCCGCCGTCTCCTTCTTGTTAATCATTTTGATGATGCCGTCCACAAATTGCAGGATGGAGCGGTGCCCGCTGGGAAAAAAATTGCTGCGGTCAATGTAGAGCCGCGAATCAATGACGCGCTGGTTGAAGCAGTTGTCTTCGCTGCCCCACGCCCAAAAATTGGGGTATCCCCCCGTGCGTTCAAAATCACCCGCCTTGATTGACACAATGCCGCCCAGCGTGAACGTGTACCCGAAAAAGTGCTTGACCACCCCAGCGCGCGTCCCGTAATTCAGCAGCCCCTTGGTGTAGGGCAGGTTGTCCACATCATGAAACACCAGCGTGATGTTCCTGTATTCGTTGGGATACATGTTGCGAATGGCGATGAATCCGATGTTTTTCATGGCGCCGCGATTGAACGGGCGGTTGTCGCACTGGTGCACGAAATAAATGCGGTATTTTTCGGGTGCGACATCCTCCATGAGAAATTTCATGTACACTGTGAAAAATGTTTTGTGCTCTTCGCGATTGCGGTATGGCACAATGAAGACCAGTTCTGGCACTGGCACTTGCACTGGCACTTGCACTGGCACTGACACTGACACTTGCGATGACAATGAATTATTATCATTGGAATGTTGAATCCCAATGCTGCTTTCAAGTGACATTTTGGTATTGTGTGAAATTTTCGCCTAAATAGTGCGTGCATATTTTTTTCAGGATGCAACCGAATACTTTTGTATGATGGTTGGCGGAATCAACTGTGTCTTGATGGAGTCCAGTTTTTTGAAGCATTTGTTAATGGTGACTTCGCTGATTTGGCTGATGCGGTTCACGTCCTTTTTGGTGATGTTCAAATTGCACATTTGAGTGACAAAATAGATGATGCCAGCGGCAATGGCGTGCGGCGTGTTTTCGGGGATCATGTTGTTTTGCTCAATGCGCATGGCCACGAAAATGCAGAGCTTGGTGAGTTCTGGGTTAATGTTCAAAGGACTGCAATACCGTTCAATGAATGCCCGAGGCTTTGTTTTTTCAAAATTGGTTTTTTCGGAATTGTCCAGGTCGTGCTCCAGATCATTGATGATCGCCAGCGCATTTTTGCAGCCCTTGGTGGCGCTCTTGTTGTCCAACCGGAAAATGCTGGCAATTTCTTTGGGGGTGCGCGGGCACCCGTGCGTGCGACACGAAATGTAAATGGATGCCGAAATGATTCCGTCGCGATTCTCACCCCGAAACGTTTTGTGCTCCGATATTTTTTTGTGGTAGCGCAGCGCGCAGTCAATTATCATTTTTGGAATGCCGGCGTTGGATGCCGTGTTTTTGATGCGCTCAAATTCATCATACAGCGATTTTTCGGAATAGGGCATGGATTGCCATTCCGTGTATCGCCGAATTTTCCGCATTTCATAACTGGATGCTCCCTCGCACAGCACCTTGCATCCGTAAGACGATTCCATGAGCAATGGATTCACCGGCATGCCGCAACGCGTGGGGTCCGTCATTTGATTGTCGTCTGCTCCATAAAACCGCCACTCCGCCGACTGGTCCAGCACGTCCTTGTAAATGATGCTGCAAAGCGCATTTGTGCACGTGGCAAACCCGTCTTCGGTTATGACAATGTTGGACTGGCACACATCGCACCGTTCGCGATTGCCAGATGGGTTGTACACGCACTCCACCGGTTTGGCAGGCGCCAATTGAGTCAATGCCTCCTCTTCTTCTGCACTGAATGCAGACTCCAGTTTCTTCCACATTTGATTTTTATTTTTGATCGTTGAAGCCCGATTTTTCTTTGTTTTTCCACCCAATTGACATGCCGAATGCATCAGTGATGTCAGGACGGACAGATGGACGGATGGACAGGTGCGTGTGAAGATTTGCTTTAGTTTGCTTTACTTAAATGCATGCCAAGTCGTGTTTAATTCAATTTTTCGCAATAAATAAATATAAAATCAAGTTTATTAATAACTTATATTTATTAGATACATATCAGCAATTTAGGCATGGAGTCGTCATCATCCGGATCGCTGGACCTTGTTGCGTTTGAAAGGGAAATGCACGGCCGAATGGCCGACCACAACCACAACCACGACAACGACAACATCCACGCCCTGGAAGCGCAGATCGCCGATGCATTGACGCGTGAAGGAAAAACTGATCGCATGTCAACCATCAGCATGCATTTGCGATTAAAACATGGGGCAAATGCGCGCCCACGCGCAATGAGTCGGCGCGAACTGGCCAATTTGGTTGAAATGTTTGCATCCAGTGAGGCCGCCAGCACCATTGTCAGCCGATTGGCCAATTTTTATGCGCGCATTGCAATTATGCGAGCCCGCATTGTGAAAATCAATTCCACCATTTCGGGGATGGACTTGGCCAACTGCGGGGTTGACATCAACGCCATCCATTCCAAAAATGGCAATATGGATCGTTTGCTTGCATTGTATACAAAAAATGAGGAAAACCGGCGCGAAAAACAGAACACGAATCAGCGCGAACTGGCCCGAATCATGGAATCCGCCATCCATCCCGACCTGACCGAACACGACCTGCGCGCTCTGGAAATTCAGGTGGACCACATTGTGGAGCGCGGCTTCTCCGCGGAGGAGATGCGACGTCTTCAAATAATAGAAGCGGTGCTGGAACAGAACCGGCTGGATGAACTGCTGGATGAACTGAAAAGAGAGACACGTGGTTCCCCCCGATAAGGAGGGGTTTGGGGGAACTACGTTCCCCCCGATAAGGAGGGGTTTGGGGGAACTACGTTCCCCCCGATAAGGAGGGGTTTGGGGGAACTACGTTCCCCCCGATAAGGAGGGGTTTGGGGGAACTACGTTCCCCCCGATAAGGAGGGGTTTGGGGGAACTACGTTCCCCCATTAAATGCGCTCCTCTATCTTTTTAAACAGGTCGTTGTTGTAGACCAAACTGCCGGTGGGCTTGTATGATGCGATGGGTTTAAAATCACCGGCAGGTTTTTTCCCCGCGGCAGCAGCAGCAGCAGCAGCAGCAGCAGCAGTGGCGGAAGCAGCAGCAGCAGCAGTCGTGCCTTTCTTGTTGTACATCATCAGATTGAGATCTGATCCGGGGGTGCCATCCGCAGTCACTTCTGCATCGGCTTCCGACACGTAATTTCCGAACTTGTCTATCACGGTTCCTGTTTTCTTTTTAATTTCGGTGCGCACGTAGTTGGGCACGTAGTGCTTCCACGAAATGAACAGCAAATTGGGGTGAGTGTATCGTGTCAAGAAATCGTTTTCTTCCAGCTTGCTGATTATGTAGGTTATGCACGCATTTTTGTCGTAGTTTGGCACCCCCATCAACATCTCCGGAACCAAAAACCAGCAAAACTGCTGGCTGTTTTTTTGTCGCGCCGCAATCTTGATTTTCTCGTGCACCCGTGTTAAGATGCGGTTGAACGTGTAGAGCTTTGCTAAATCCTCTTGTTTTTTTTGTTCGTAGAGCTCGTCCAAATTCAATTTCTCAACGCTCTCGCGGTTCTCTTCGTTCCTGTTTGAAAATATGTTGTCCATCCAATGTCGGCAGCGTGTCTTATTATTAATTCTATCGGATATATTTAATAATTATAAATAACTCAATTCCAAAATAACTCAATTCCAAAATAACTCAATTCCAAAATAACTCAATTCCAAAATAACTCAATTCCAAAATAACTCAATTAAACAAATGCACACAATGAGCATAATACACACAAACAATGGTGATTAAGCACATTGTGATTAGCGGCGGCGGCCCCACCGGACTGCTTTCGTATGGAGCCGCAAAGCATCTGGCGCAACAGGGGGTTTGGCAGCATGACACAATTGAAACCATTTACGGAACATCGATCGGATCATTGATTGGTGCGATGCTCTGCTTGAAACACGAGTGGTCCACGCTGGACGACTACATTGTCAAGCGACCGTGGGAAAAGGTCATCGCGGATTCGCTGGAAATGTTTGAGATGTTTTCATCGTGCAAGGGCATGGCCAATCTGAAATTGATTGACGACATCATGCAGCCGTTGCTGGAATCCAAGGATTTGACGCTCGGCGTCACGCTGCGTGAATTCCACGAGCATTCCCGCATTTCTCTCAATGTGTTCACGGTGGATTTGAACACGTTCACCCCGGTGCAGCTGTCGCACACGACGCATCCAACGCTGCCGCTGATGGATGCCATAAAAATGAGCTCGTGCATGCCCGTTCTGTTTCGGCCGATGATTCGCGACGGGTGCTGCTACGTGGATGGCGGCATCATGGTGAATTATCCGCTGCGCGAGTGTTTAGATGACACGCGGTGCAGTCCGGACGAGGTGCTCGGACTCCGCAACATCTGGTCCAATCCCAATGAAAGAATCCACGATGGTTCAACGATGTTGGAATATTTGCGATTTATCAATTTGCAGCTCACTCGGTTGGTCAACAAGCACCACGCCGGTTCTTGCACTGCTGCTGCTGCTGCTGCTGCTGCTGCCATAAATGAAGTGGTGTGCCACGTCAAACCCAACATTACGCCGGCGGAATGGTTTTCCATCATGTCGGACGCCGGTCAACGTTTAGCATGGATTGAAGACGGCGTCGGTTTTGGAAAGGCGTTTATTCAGGCCCAAAAAAATGACCCGGCAGAATAAAATGCAATCATGCTGCGTTTTGTGCAAATATATTAATTTCTCTGCATTTATTTATACGACAACGACAAATCCACATTAGATCAGACAACACAATTAATTGCCTTGCAAATGGACCGCATAAAAAAAGGGAGCGATTGGTTAATGACCCACAAGACGTGGGTGGGGTACGGATTCATTGCGCTGTTTCTTGCCGTGGTTGCGCATCAATTGTACAAACGACAAGTTAAATCTGGCCAAGCGGCATCTTATTATGAGGGGTATTCCAATGCGCCCGAATCGGGCGCTGCTGCAACCCCGGTTGCAACCATTCGGATGTTCAAAGTGGACTGGTGCCCGCACTGCAAAAAAGCGCTCCCTGAATTCCAACAGATTGAGAACGAATACTCCGGCAAGACGGTGAACGGGCACAAACTTGAATTTGCGGTCATTGACGGAGAGGACAACGCAAATCAATCGCTGGTGAATGAATATAAGATTCAGGGCTACCCCACCATTGTGCTCACAAAAGGCGGCAAAAACATTGAATACGATGCCAAGGTGGACAAACCCACCCTGGACAAATTCATCAACACCATGATTTAGTGCGGCTCCGCGCGATGGCATCATTGTCATCATCATCATCATCATTGACTTTATACCCATCATTGGATGAAACCCAGTTCATGTAGCGCAACAGTTTGTAAATGGATTCACTCACTCGGCTGACTGATCCATAGCTGTTCATTTGATGCGTAAATTAAATCAAATGTTGTTTTTATTTCGTTTTATTTTATTATATTTTGTTAACTATAATGAAATCATGAAACGGACAAGAACAACAAAGGCAAACGTGTTTTCGGACCAGGATTTTTTGTCGGGAGACGGGTTTTTAACCACGGTGTGGGGTCCGCCCATGTGGCACTATTTGCACACCATGAGTTTCAATTACCCCGTGAAGCCCACTGCCGAAGACAAGCGCAACTACCGCTCATTTATTCTCAGTTTGCAGAACGTGCTGCCCTGCAAATACTGCCGCGACAATTTAAAAACTAATTTCAAAAATCACCCGCTGCGCGCGTGCCACTTGGCGAATCGCGATGCCTTTTCCAGATACGTGTACGAGCTGCACGAAATTGTCAATAAATTATTAGGCAAAACATCGGGGCTCTCGTATTGCGACGTGCGCGAACGGTATGAGCACTTTCGAGCGCGCTGCACGGACGACCCGAACCCGCGGATGTTAAAGGTTGCCCAAAAAAACAAAACCACCAAAAAGAAGGAAAAGGGATGCACGGAACCGCTTTACGGAATGGAGTCCAAATGCGTGCTAAAAATAGTGCCACAGGATGCGGCGGCTGAAACGTTGTCCATTGACCAGCAGTGCATTAAACGAAGAGGGTGGTAAGAGGACCCTTGCCAGGGCTTATTACATCCCGAACTGACTAAAGCTGTTCAGCACGGGCCGCGGAAACGCGTTCTCGTTGGTGCTGTTGTAATTCGGAACCTTCTTGCATTCAAATGCGGGTTCGGGGCAGCGAGCACACGGCGGGCATGGCGGGCATTTCTTTTCGCCGTCACTGCCATTGGAACCAGCCGCGTCGCATTTCATTGCCGGACAGGCGGGGCAAACGGGTGGAACTATTTCCGATTTCAAAATGTAGAGGTCGTCTTGACCAGGGGGAATTTGACTGCCGGGAATGCCTTGTCCAGAGCCAGCGTCAGAGCCAAAGGCAGCGCCAAAGGCAGCGCCAGCGCCACTGTTGTAAGGTGCATACGACTTAGAAGCATCTGAATCGTTGTCATTGTTTGCCCTGCTGTTGTAATTCGGATCCAATGGTTTGTCCTTGCGGTTGTGCAAGGCATCCTGTGCTTGTGCAAATTTATCATTTGATGAATACATGTCGCCATAATTGGAATACCGATTGCCATTTCCACTGCTGAATCCTTCTAAAGACGACCCCGAACAATTGTCACTAAAAAAAGAACAAAACACGAGCGCTAAAAGCAGGATTGCGAACAAATGCACCTTTGTCAAATGCATGGGTGTATTATGATAGTATGATATTATGATGTTGTGATATTGTGCGATATATAAAATATATAATATAATATATTTAATAAATGCAATAAAGTCAATTTGCAATGATCATTTCAACATCCATTTCAACATCCATTTGCGTTGCATGCGCATTGCTGGTTTTAATTCTGATCGCAGCTGCAGGGCAAAACCGATCAGCCGGTGCAGGGCAAAACCGATCAGCCGGTGCAGGGCAAAACCGATCAGCCGGTGCAGCAGCAGGTGCAGTACCGATCGTGTCTTCTTCCCCGTTTAAAAACTTATTTGACGACCAAGGCAACCCCTTGAATGTGATACTGATTGCGGCCCCGTTTCGCACCGAGGAGGATGAAGAGACGTATGAGACATATCGGAGCCAGGGGCTCTCCTTTTGCGGCATATCCAGCTACATCAATTTCCCGGGCCACATTGAAAATCCGCACGAAGACCGGTTTCACGAGGAGCGCGGCCACGACTATCCGGCCATGGTGTCGGCCTGGCTGCACTGCTTTAGGGACCCGCCCACCAATCTGCGGAAGTCCGGGCTGCCGCTCATGCTCCTGACCGAATCCGATTTGAAGGACGCCGACGCGTACAAGCCCGACCCCGCGATTGCCAAAGAGTACGACTTCATGTACGTGTGCCTGCAGGACAACGACAAGTGCGAGCCGGGGTGGCAGTCGTACAATAGGAACTGGGACCTGGCCAAGCAGTGCCTGGAAATCATGTGCGGCGAGTTCGGCCTGCGCGGCGTGCTGGTGGGCCGCACCAACTGCGAGTTCACGAAGAAATGCAACGGCATCGTGAAGGTCGTCCCGTTCCTGGAATTTGATGCATTCCAAAAAGAGATGCAGAAGTGCCGCTTCCTGTTTGTGCCGAATGTGGCGGATGCCTCGCCGCGCGTCATCACGGAAGCCCTGTGTTACGATATGCCAGTGCTCGTGAACCGAAACATCCTGGGCGGATGGCACTACGTGGAGTCCGGGGTCACGGGCGAGTTCTTCACAAATAAGAATGATGTGAGGCCAGCCCTGCTCAAACTGACTGCTCAGCCGAATGCGTATGCGCCCCGGCGACACTTCATGCGGCACCACGGCAAACACCGGGACGGCCGGCGCCTGGCCGCATTTTTGAAGCAGCACTACCCGGACCTGAATAACAAACGCACGAAATACGCCACGATTACAATTTGAATAAAATGAAGAAAAAAAGGCATATAAAATCAAACACTATTCGTTTATGTATAAATTCAAACCACGTTTATTCATAATTTATTTAATTGAATTTGCGTTTGAGGGGTGATATGGATGTTCTGGAGTTACTGTCAAAGCATGAAGGACACCACAAGTGCAATTTGAAACAAGTCAATGATTTTTTTAGGAACTTGACCAAATCTTCCGATTCTTTTGACATTGAAAACTTTTCGGATTTTATCACTGCATTCAACTGTTGCAATTCAATTGGAGTGTGCAGCATATTAGTGCAATTCGCTGTAAACAGTTACATCTTGTACAACAACATCAGTGACATTGAAAAGGATCGCATGCATTGCAAAAACATGATTAATTACATGATGCAAAAGACAGGGCCAATATACAAGGACATAAATGAATTGCAAACATTTATCACCCAACATAATTCGTATTATTATGCATATCACGATTTGAGCAATGTTGAAATTTTCAAACTCATTGCAGATTTTCAAATTCAGTTGTGTCCAGACCTCCTTTGCAATGGGGGCATTGGCAAAGACAAAGACAAGGGACGCGATTGTGTGGAAGAATGTGTGGAAGAATGTGATTTGAAATTGACCAAAACTAAAATCAAAATAGGATTCATTTCCGATTTCATGGTTTCATTGCATTCTGTGTCGAAAGACCGTTTGGGCATCATTAAGCATTTGTACACCGATCCTGAATTTGATGTAAAAATCATGTCCCGAAAATCGGAAACTGACGTGTTTTTTAAAGATTTTGTATTTGCCAACATGAACACTTGCGATTTGCTCATAAAAATGGACAAAGATAGTCTTATTGAAAACCGGCAACAAATAGCTGATCAACAATTTGACATCATTGTCTATCCTGAAATTGGAATGTGTTCAAAAAATAGGTGGCTTGCTTTTTCGCGTCTTGCCCCCATTCAAATTACCACTTGGGGGCATTCCGACACATCCGGATTGCCCAATATTGATTATTTTGTTTCATCAAAATACTTCAATTCACCGGATGACCAATGTCATTACAGTGAAAAATTAATTCTTTTTAATTCGCTTGGAACGTATTACCACGACATTTGTCACTTTTTAAAACAACAACCCGAATTTGTAAACCATGATTCCAGTGTGTTCCGCAGAAACATAACCGAAAAAACGGGTGTTGAAAATCCAAACATATATGGATGCATGCAAATGCATTTCAAGACCCATCCTTCATTTGTCAAAATGTTAGATGACATTTTAAAAATGGATGCCAACGGGGTGGTTGTGATTTTATCGTCAAAAGAAGGTGAACCGGACAATGAACGACATATTGAATACATCAATTCAGGAATCAAGCACAACGACCGTTTGCATTTCGTGCACCAATCTCCACTTTCACAGCATGCGCTTGATATTAAAAACTGCGATTTGATATTGGACTACTTTCCATTCGGGGGGTTCAATTCAACCATTGAATCGTTTTCGCTTGGCAAAATGTGCATAACTCGTCCAGGACGCCGCATTAGTGGAAAATTTACCCAAGGTCTGTATCAAAAAATGGGCATAACCGAATTGATATGCCAAACGCACGAAGAATACGTGCAAAAAGCAGTGGAGTATGGCACGAATTGTGAAAAAAGAAAAGCATATGAAAAATTCATTGCTGAGAACATTCATAAGATATTTGAAGAAACTGAAAGCGTGGATGAATGGAAACAGCTGCTTAAAAATCTGCACACTGGGAATGATTTGAATTATTGATTGATTCCATTTTCCATCTGCCATTTTAAATACATTTTAAATGCAATTTTAAATGCATTTAAAGAAACTGCATTTAAATTGAATACTCAAAAAAATTGAAAAGAGTTTCAACCTTTTATCAGTTTTTGCAATCCACCAATTCAGTCGTTCAATGCAGTCCGCCACACAATCCACTCCTGCTCCCGGTTTTGGAAAGAATGCGGGCAAAAACAAGAAGAAACGTGCCAACCAGAGAAGGCGTGCGGCCGCAAAGGCAGGAACAGGAACCTCGGTAACAATGACGTCACAGCTCGGGGCCAGTCGTGCGACGGTCCCCCAGTGGTGCAAAATTGACATTGACCAAGTGGCAAACCATGCCGGTGGGTTTGTGTGGAAATTGACCGATCTGGAACACGCCCGGCGCTACTTGATCATGGGTGCCAAGGACAACGGCAACTACTACCAGACCACCGAACAAGTCTCCACCGAGTGCCACACGTCCATTCTCCGCGTGATTCGCAGCAAAAATCCTGACGATTTCCAGAAGTTGTGTGCAATGCTGGAGGACATCTCTGTCAGGGGGCTGGCTGCGCGCCAAGAACCGACCCTGCTGTCCCTCGCTGCCGCCATTGTGTTTGCACCCACTGCAGAGAAAAAGGCCGCGGCACTGGCACTCGTCCCCAAATGCGTGCGCATTCCGACGCACGCGTTCATGCTGGCTGGCTACGTCACAGATCTGTCACAGTGCAAGCCGGGAAAGGAGAAGGGCAAGGGCTGGGGAAGCGGCTTCCGAAAGGCGCTCGGGCAGTACTACATTTCACGGCGCGGTCTTGAGCTGGCAACGGCGGTCACCAAGTACAAGAATCGTGAAGGCTGGCGCCAGGAGGACTTGCTGCGCATGTTGCACATCAATCCTGCGTCGCTGAAGGACCTCGGCGCACAGCTGGTGTTCAAGTACGTGCTTGCATGCGCCCGGGGGGAAAAGGAATTCATCCTCCGGTTGCTGGCCGACATTGCCGCCGCGAAAACGCACGAGCAGGCCATGCAGCTCCTAGAGACGCCGACCCCTAGTACCAAGAAGTCGCCGGCAATGGCATCAGCACCGGCAAAGGCAAAGGTCCAAGCGAAAGGCATCGTGTCAACATTCAAGACGGCCATTCAAAGCGTGTTCGGATCAAAGAAACAAATCAACCAAATCAAACAAACGCAAATCAAATTTCAACCGGACCAAGAGGTCGCCAGCGTTCAAATTGCGACATCGGCGTTTGGATGGAAGCGCATGTTCATGAACCGCGTGCCATCTGCTGGATTCACGATTTCGCTGGAACTGCCGACTGGAACGCACGACTTCAAGTTCATTGTGGGCGGAGTGTGGCAGTGCGACCCCAGCAAACCGACACACAAGACGGGCGAGCACGAAAACAACTTCATCGTGGTCACAGAAGAGGAAGATGGATTGCAGCAATCAACTGAAGAGCATCCGCCTCCAAGTGATTTGATTGAGGTCGCCGTGTACCTGCACGCCATCATGGAGATGGAGGCCTGCACCACGAGCGATGTCAAAAAGGCCATCCAATTGGTGCGAGACCACGGCCTGGTGCGCGAGCAGATTCCCACGCATTTGCTGAACAGTTCGGACATTTGGACTGAGCTGCTCAATTCAAAGGGCGCCAATGGCAAGCAGACTGGAATGCCGCTGGAGGCCCTAACCCGCAACCTGGGAAAGCTGTCGTCGCTGCACAATTTCATGAGCCGAGAAAACACGGACACCATCTGCACGCGCCTATCGTCCAATGAGGACATTCAAAAATCGCGCATTCACCCGTTCAAGGTGTTGGTTGCCTCGCGAATCTACGGAATGGGAAAGGCATTGAAAGGCACTCTGTCCTGGACGGTGTCGCCGAGGGTGCGCGACCAACTCACGACCACCTTCCTGCGTTCCTTCAAGAACGTGACCCCCACGGGCAAACGCTACATGGTTGCGATGGATGTCAGCGGGAGTATGGACTGCGCGTGCATGGGATGCCCCGCCATTACTTGCAGGCAGGCATCGGCTGCATTGGCGCAAGTGTTCTACGAAACCGAGACCCACGTCTACTTGCGCGGCTTCAGCGCGGCACATGTCCCCGGCACCGGGTTCCACAACTTCAACCCGCTCGTGCGGCACGGCATGACGCTGGAGCAGTTCATCTCGGCAACCAATACGCCGTTCGGGCCCACCGATTGCTCGCTCCCCATGCGCCGCGCAATTGACGAAGGCCTGCTGGACGTGGACGTGTTCATCGTGATGACCGACAGCGAGACGTATGCGGGCACGACGCATCCCCAGGTTGCGCTGGAGAACTACCGCGTGAAAGCAAACAAACCGGACGCGAAGCTGATTGTGGTGGGGATGACCGCGAATTGCCTGACGATCGCCGACCCGAATGACCGCAACACGTTGAACCTGGCGGGGTTTGACGCGTCAATGCCGGAAATCATCGCCATGTTCGTGCGCGGGGAACTCTAAACGGGAACCCAGGTTCCCGTAAGCCCTCCTATAGGAGAACCTAGGTTCTCATTACCTCTCCTCCTTACCTCTCCTCCTTACTCATTTGGGTTCTATTCATCATGTCATGTGTAAATCAAATCAAAACTAAAAAAAGTAAAAATGTTTTTTTAGTTTTTATAAACCGAAACTTTTTTATATCATTCTAATGCATGCAAATAACGTGCAAGTAAATGCAACATCCAATCGTGCGCGAACGTGTGAATGATTTTTTTGGTTCTAACTTTACCGTAAAAAAAGACTTTAGTTCTGACAAATATGAAATAATGCACAATGGCAAAAAATGTTTGGATTTTGAATTCATGGTTGACGACCCCACGGACGATAACCAAATGCGATTCATTAAACTTGAAAATAGAACCAAGCCCAGAATATTGAAGGTGTCCGGTGTGTTCAAATGCCAAGGCGATGAACGCAAGGGTGCCTCATTGATGCGGCTGATTGACCGGCTGGCAGAATCCATTCCATTCGTGGAATACATAACATTGATGGATTCTTCTAATATAAAGATATGTGATGTGTCCATCAGTTTGGCTCAACTGAAAATATTGACAACCGGGCAGTCGTGGTACAATCATTTCGGTTATAAAACAAAATGGCATGACGCGAATGTGGCGCACAATGCAGTCATCATAAACACTCGGATTGATGACATCTCTGATAAAAAGTTAATTGAAACCACTGGCAAAAAATTATTCCCTGAATTGTCAACAACGTTGACGGTCAGAGAATATGTTCAAGCGGTTTTGGATTCGGTTCGTCAATTTCCTGAGAAGTGCACGCCATACCAACGTGAAAAGGCTTCATTCTTAAAAACCTTGATTTTTGAGTTGGGATGGATGAATGATTTGCAATACTCAAATTGGGATTTAATAAAAATAGTTGAACGTCGCATGAAATCAAGTACAAAGGCTTCGCCAAGGTCGCCAAAGGTTTCGCCCAAGGCTTCCACGCCCAAGGCTTCGCCCAAGGCTTCCACGCCCAAGGCTTCGCCCAAGGCTTCCACGCCCAAGGCTTCGCCCAAGGCTTCCACGCCCAAGGCTTCCACGCCAAAGGTTTCGCCCAAGGCTTCCACGCCAAAGGTTTCGCCAAAAGCTTCGCCAAATGCTTCTTCGCCCAAGGCTTCCACGCCAAAGGCTTCGCCCAAGGCTTCCACGCCAAAATCTGGCGGAAATAAGCGAAGTAGAAGCAACAAGCGTGTAAATCGCAATGCTCGCAATAATCGCACCAATCGCACCACCAAGCACAAACGACGTAGTTGAAATTAAAATTAAAACCCCTTGACAATGCGCAGTTGTTTCCCGAATTTGAACCGCTCGGCATCCATGGTGCGCCGTTGCAGGTTGCAGGCCAGACAGGATATAATCACGTTTCCGGCATTGTGTCCCAGGTCGTTGTCAACCCGGTCCAGGGTCCATTGACGCGGCGCCATGACGTCCTTGTAAATGAGCTCGCAACACTGGCGACAGTAAGAGCATCTTAATCTGCTCACCAACAACAATTCAATGGTTGCATTTAGAGAGATAAAGGCTGATAAATCCTTTATGCCATTTTCATTATCCTGTCTAGCATATCCGGACAACTTATTTTTTATTTCTTTTATGAAGAATTTTCTCTCTTCTAGAGTCGGATCATCTGCGATTAAGCGTCGCAAAACCTCCATCTGCTTGTCATAATTAAATAATGCGTCGTCAATTGTCCATTTCAGAGTGCGAGCGCGTTTTGGAATGTTATTTAATGGCTGGTTGCTTATCTTGTTGCTTAGCTTATCTACATTGTGCTTGCCTTCAATGCACACAATGTGTTTTAATTCATTTGTCATTTATTTGTTATAACAAAATAATACATAATTTATGACCCAATGCATTAAAATTTTCGTTAAATTAAAATTGCATAATGTATAACAATCCATGTGAAATGACATCATTCGACAATTCCAAAAAACAAGTGATATTGGTGTCAACTGGGGTTTTTCAATCATACATTACAACAAACATTGATCAATTGCTCAAGTTTGATTTTAACATACATGTAATAATTGATAACAATTTTTTTGACCACATGGAAAAATACAAGCATCTGGTGCATTTAGTTGATGCTTCCAAATTGTGCACAGATTTTGACAACAAATCCAATTTATATAAAAATTTTAGAAATGGATTCTGGCACAATGCATCCAAGCGCATGTTCCTTCTGAATGCGCACATGAAACAACACCGCATCAAAAATGTAATTCATCTTGAAAATGATGTTTTACTTTACAGTGACATGAATTACGAGTTTGATGAAAAAATGTACGTCACAATGGATTCAAACACTAGATGTATACCAGGAATTATGTACATTCCAAATCATGAATTATTCAACAAATTAATTGAAAACTACAATTACTCTAAAAACGACATGGAAAACTTAGGCATTTTTTTCAATAATAACAGAAACATGGTCCATGCGTTTCCGATCATTAACAACAGCAACAGCATTGGAAAAACCATGTATAACGAACATTTTGAAAAGTTCAATGGCATTTTTGATGGTGCCGCGATTGGTCAGTACTTAGGAGGGGTTGACCCAAGAAACATACCGGGAGACACGTGTGGGTTTGTGAATGAAACATGTGTGATAAAATACGACAAATACAAATTCAAATGGTTGAAAAAAGGGAGTCATTATTTTCCACACATTGAAATAAACAATGGCATGATTCCGATCAATAATCTTCACATTCATTCCAAAACATTGGAAAAGTTTTCAATGAACGATCCAATTGAAAACAAGTTTATAAAAAAAATATAAAAAACCATGAATCAGTCACACACACACACACACACACACACACACACACACACACACCCACACCCACACAATCACACCTTTAGTCACACGTTATATTAAGAATTATAATGTGTAGACATTGTGTAAAATAAATAAAATAAATAAAATAAAATAATGCATTTCATAACCGGTGAAAACATACAATTCAATTGTGATCATTTTGTGGGGAAAAAGTATGATTTTGAATACAATCCAAATTTAGCAAAATTCAAAGAGAGATTTATTTACATTGGCAATCGTACCGCAATAGACAATAAACGTTTCATATTTTGCTACACTCATTTGTTGAGTGATAGCACCGAGTTGATAAACACGCTTCGTCATTTGAAAAATCCATTTAAACTGATTTTTCATAATTCAGATGGAAATTTTGAAAAAACGCACTTGATTTTATTTGACAAATTGCCATTATTGGAATGTGTGCACACTCAAAACATGAATGTTGTTCATGAAAATGTTCATCCATTGCCCATTGGTTTGGCAAATTCAATGTGGCCACACGGCAATCCAATTGTGCACAAAGAGATTTTTGAAAAGCATGTGGACAAAACCAAGGAAATCTATTTTAATTTTAACATTAGCACAAATGTGGCAAAACGAACGGAATGTTTCAATGCAATCAAACCATTGGGCATAACATGGAGCAACAATCTTCCTTACAAAGAATATTTAATGGAATTGAAAAGACACAAGTTCGCGATTTGTCCTGATGGAAATGGCATCGACACCCATCGGTTTTGGGAATGTTTGTACATGAATGTGATTCCAATTTGCAAAAAAAACATACTGGCAGAATACTATGGTAAATTTTTCCCAATTGTCTTGTTAAATGAATGGGAAGAACTAGATGTGTCAAAACTTAAACACTCAAATGTCAATCAACAATTTATGGACATGGCCCACATTTTGCACAATTTAAATCTAAATATAAATGTAAAAATGAATAATGCATTTGACATAGTTATACCAGTTGGGCCCAATGACAAATGTGTAATAAATGAACAAATTCAATGCACAAAAAAGAACATCATTGGGCATAGAAACATTTATCTAATTTCATTTGATCCAACCATCATCATTGATGGATGTGTGACAATCAATGAGAATGTGTTCCCATTCAACATTGACACCGTGAGAAAATATCATGGAAATTCAGATAGAAACGGTTGGTATTTGCAGCAGTTATTAAAATTGTATGCATCATTTATCATTGAGGGCATTCTTGAAAGATATTTGGTAATAGACAGTGACACCTTTTTTTTGAAGCCAACGGCATTCATTGATGCAGACAACAAGTGTTTGTACAATTATTCAACTGAACACAATAAACCATATTTTGATCACATGTCAAAACTCAATGCTGACATGATCAAAGTTGATGAAAATAAATCTGGAATATGTCATCACATGATGTTTGAAAAAGTGTACGTAGAAGAAATAATAAACAAAGTAGAAAAAACTCACAATGATGCATTTTACAACGTGTTTTTAAAAACGGTCACAGACATTGAAGGTTCAGGTGCATCAGAATACGAAATATATTTTAATTACATGTTTAAAAACCATAGTGATAATGTCAAGATAAGAGAATTGAACTGGCTCAATGTTAACCGTCTGTGTGAGGCTCAGTCGCATCATGATTACATTTCATATCATTTTTATAGCCGCTGTGCCCAGCCCACACCGGTGCATGACCCACCTCATCAGTTAATTGTGACGACCAACCCATTCAGTGCAAAAACAAATGGACATGTATTAAATGCAATCAATATAAAATCAAACATCAATTCCAATATGAAAATGCATTTCAGGTAGGATACTCCACAATGCATGTTTGCCGCAAAGCAAAAAGAGTATAAAATAACTATATAAATGTGTTTCTTTAATATAGTTTAACTTCAACAAACCAACAAACACACCGTTGGTTGCATCAACAATGGATGTGCAATTCGGAGAATGGTCCAAATCGTTGAATGCGCTGCGTGCAATAAATGCGGAATGGGCAGTTGACATTGATTTGCACCAGGAATATCTCTCTAATCTCTTTGAGCAATTTGGGGAAGAGGACATGTTCCTTGTTCTGGAGGACATGCTGCGGCATCTGGACGCCTACATTTGCGACAACCCGTTGATGTTTAGCTGCCCCGATTTCCACGAAACTGTGCGCGACGTGCTGCACGAGTATTTTGAGGGCATGCACGCGTTTGAGTTTTCCGCTGCGATGGACTTGGAGGCGGATGCGCTGTGCCGGTTTTGCGAGGCGCTGTATTTCCGGCACGCAAATCCACCGCGCGAATGCGGCAGCACGTTCATAAGAAAGCCGCCCAACGTGGCCATCATTGATGCGAAACTGGCGCACATTCGGGCCAAACCGCAGCCGGACCAGCGCACGGCCGAATGGTACAAGTTCCGACACGACCTGCTGACGGCCAGCAATGCGTGGAAAGCGTTTGAGAGCCAGGCGTGCATGAACCAGCTGATTTACGAGAAGTGCAAGCCATTGCCGCAGAGTCCGACTTCAGAAAAGGAACACGTGAATACGGCATCCCCGATGCATTGGGGGCAAAAATACGAACCGGTGTCGCGAATGGTGTATGAACACATGCACAAAACCCGCGTTGCGGATTTCGGCTGCCTGCAGCACGACGCGTATCCATTTTTGGGCGCATCACCGGACGGCATCAATGTGGACCCCGCATCGCAGAGGTACGGGCGCATGCTGGAGATTAAGAACGTCGTGAATCGCGACATCACGGGCATTCCAAAAAAGGAGTACTGGATCCAAATGCAGCTGCAGATGGAGACCGCCGGTTTGAACGAGTGTGATTTCCTGGAGACGCAGTTCGCAGAAGAGGGCGACGACGACGACTACAACAACCACAACCACAACCACAACCACAACCACAACCACAACCACAATGCATTGTTGACCGGCACCATGATATATTTCATGAAGTGCGGCAAACCGCACTATGAATATGAGCCGATCGGCCTCAATCGGGGTGAATCGGAGGCGTGGTTCAATGATGCCATGGAACGCAACCAGGCACACATGTGGATGAAGACCATTCGCTGGCGGCTGGAAAAAATGAGCTGCGTTTTAGTGCTGCGAAACCCGTTGTGGTTTCAACATGCGATCCGAGTATTAGACGACATGTGGCAAACCATTGTGAAAGAACGCGACAACCCGCAGGGATGCGAGCACCGCGCGCCCAAACGGCGAAGTCCAAAACCGGCAAGCGCAACAAGTGGAAGCGCAACAAGTGGAAGCGCAACAAGTGGAAGCGCAACAAGTGGAAGCGCAACAAGTGGAAGCGCAACAAGTGGAAGCGCATTGATGCATGCGTGGTTATCAATCCCGCCCCCGCCACCGGAGAGAAAATGTTTGATTGACATGCACAGCCTTGGTTTTGAATGAAGTGAAATGAATGATTGTTGATTTTAACGAATAAAGATAAAAATTGATTGAAACATATTAAAGTATATCTCACTATAATATAGTAATCACACCATTCATTCATTTAATTGACAATATGAACACCCCCCCGGTGGACATGATGCAGCATATATACAAGTTGAGCGGAATGAAGGGCGACGAAGATGACGAAGATGACGACGAAGAAACGCGCGCCAACACGCGTGCAAATGCCGCCAGTTCTAATTCCAAATTGAATGGTGATGGCGATGGTGCGTTGGAAGAGGAATCCGATGCAACCAGCCACACTGCAAGCGAAAGCGATGCCACCGAATCTGTCAGCACTGGACTGGACGATGACGATGACACTGCCACTGCCACCACGGACACAGACACAGACAATGAATTTTCGGACATTGAAGATCCGGTTGAAACGCCGGCCATGCTTGCAAAAAAAGTGGCCACAGCGGCATCCACTGTTGCAAATTCGGATGCGAAAAAGAAGGCAACCATTGCCAACAAACGGGCAATTGCGTCATCCAAACCTCCCAAGGGCAAGGCAACTCTGCAGGACATAACCACGCTGCAAAATTCATATGACGACATTGCGCACGAGGAAGGGGACGACCACGGCGATGATTCGGCCGACAACAATGATGACAGTGATGATGACACCAATTATTTGCGCAAATTTGAGACCGAGATGCATGAAAATTACATTGCATCGTGTCACCAGGAGATGCTGCATTTAAACAATTCGGAAGTGAACGCCCTTGCGCACGTGGTGCGCAACACTGATGGCGCGATCATTGATGTCATGCACAAGACGATGCCGATGCTGACTAAATACGAGAAAACGCGCATTCTGGGTCAGCGCGCGAAGCAATTGAACCAGGGCGCTCAACCCATGGTTCCCGTGGACAAAAAAATAATTGACGGGTACTTGATTGCGCAGCTGGAATTGCAACAAAAGGCGCTGCCTTTCATTATACGCAGACCATTACCTGGCGGGAAATCAGAGTACTGGCGTGTTTCTGACCTGGAAATCATTTAATTGCATCGCATTGTATCGCAATGTGCGTGCGCACAACGAATAAAAAAAATATTTTCACAATGAAATATTTTTTGATAGTGGGATCAAGTCATTGACCCTTAATGCCCTTTAATAGAATTTGTGTCTTAATAGTATTTCTTGTTGTATCTCTTGTGGTGTCTCTTGCGAGTGCCGCCACCCTTCTTGGCGTATTTTTTGTAAGATTTGCTGCGGCGGCGGCCACCACCTGAGTGAGAAGTGCGAGAAGACATTTTGTTGATGGAGTTAGTTATAATATAGTCAAAGAAAAAAAAATACAAGAACACATTAATTCATTAAATTCAAAATTCAATTAAATTGTTCCTAAACCATTCACATTGGTTTAACACTTCCAGCGTTTGCCGCAATCAATGCAGGTCACAAAAGTGGTCATGGGCTCATCCGCCGAACGCGTTTGCAGCTGGTAGTACGTGCATTTGGTGGACCGACATTTGGAATTCGGGCACGTAAAATTGTCGGTGGACGCCTCCACTTTGGTTTCATATTTGTGTTTGTCGCGCAGCTGCTTCGCCTTAATGAGGGCGCTCCATTTTACGGGATTCATGTCTTGATGCGACATGAACGCCAGCTCGTGCGCTTTGATTTGTTTGGTCACCATTAACTGAATTACGCAATCACTGCCCAAGTTGATGCACACGGTGCGCAGGCGATCCGCATAAATTTGAACGAAATACCCATTGTCCCATTTTTTCACGATGTTTTTCGTGTCCGACTCACGCAGCGTGTAATTGTATATGCCTCGTTCCAGGTTGAGGGCCGCATTTGCGGCCGCATCTTGAGTCATTCCGCCATCAATGTTCCCAATGTTCTTAAACCGTTCGGTCAATTTGGCACGAACCTTGTCGCGAAATGCCTCCGGATTGGCGATCTGCAACGCAGTGATGGAGTATGAATTGGGTGCTGCGGCTGACATTGTGTTTATGGGTTCTATTTCTATTTAATACACCCATTTGTCGGATTGTCTTTATTCAATTTTTTACGAAATATAAAAAAATGAATCATTTGTTTTTTGTTTAATTGCATCATTGCTCATTGCATCATTTCATTTCTTGCCAGTGCTGCGACGAGAAGTTTTGCGTCGTTTTGTTCTACAGCCGTGTTTTTTTTTATTTTTTGTACCACCACGAAGGTGTGGTGTTCATTTTATATTTTTATAAAATACCACAACATTTAATTTGTCTAAATGTGTTCCGTGTTCCAAATGGTGTTGCACACGGCGCACAAGTAGATGTATTTCATGTTGATGTCATCGTAGCGCAGATAGATGACTTCGCGCGGAACTGCATCATCCGCGCCAGCCCCAACAGTCCCAACAGTCCCAACAGTCCCAACAGCCCCAACAGTCCCAACAGCACCAACCCCAACAGTCGCAGCACCAGTCGCTCCGCTTATCGCTTCTTCTTCTGCCGAGTTGCCCACAATTGTGGCCCGATCCGCATATTGGGTTGGATTGTGATTGCGATTGCACGGGCACTCTGTGTTCGGGCACAGAATGGTGCTGATTCGCGGCAACGTGGGATCAAATTTGGTGTATTTGTTGACAACGTGAGTGTATTGTTGATTTCCCGATTGAAGAGACGTGTGCGAAACCACGGCATTGTCAATGGTGATGGTGTCGTCTTCATGCCCGCAATTGCGACAGTAATACACGATGCCGTTTGCGTCCGTCAGCCGGATGTAGTACATGTTGCCGCATTGGGTGCAAAAATGCATTCTCTTATTTATGAATGTTGCTTAAATTAATGACACATTGTTTAATTCAATTTTTAAATTAAACAATAAATGAATGTGCGATGCATTCATGCCAATCGTTTTACGGCGTCCTGAAACGCGGTCTTCAGCTCGGGGTAATTGACGACGGTGTTCATTTGATACACGTGCGTGGTTCGCAGCGTTTCAGAGTGCGGATGCTTTGAAAGCAGGGCATCTATGGAGGCCGAATGCCGCAAATGCGATTTGCGAAATGCGGCGCACATGTGTTCGTAAAATTGATCATGAAACTCAATGTCTGCGATCACCTGTTTGAATGCGGACAACGATTTCAGCAGTTGCAACATGCTGAATTCATAGTTTTTGTACTGGATAATTCGGTGGTATGTGGCAAAATCGGCATTGGTTGCGGTGATGCCGGGCTCGTTCAGCAGCGGCTTGCTGTCCAGCAGCGACATGATGGTGAGCAGCACGGATTTAATGGTCTGGCACCCAGTCCATTGGTCCCCGCGCCAACTGTTCAAAATGCTCATGCACATTCTTCTGTTTTTGTACATGTTGGGGTGCATGCGAGTCATGCCGTCGTTCGTCAAAAACTCCACCAGCGGCGGGGAGTGCGGATAATCCGGCGGGAATTTGAATTTGTAAAAGTAGTAGCCGCCGTCATACAATGAATCTTCGGGTCCAATGATCAAAGCGTACCCGCACAACATGTCGGTTTCGCTGTGTTTGTAGTAGATGTCGGTTTCAGACGACAGGGTCATCATTTCACGCACGTCTTTCAATAATCGCATAATGGTGTCCTTGGGAATGAAGACGGGCGCAGCGGGCACGGGCACAGGCACAGATGATTGCATTTTGATAAGAATAAACAACACTTATGGTTTATGTTGATTTTTTAATAAAACATTTTTCAATAAAATGGAATGTGCCATTTTTGAGGGATCCGATATTTTACAACATTAAGCGAAAAATTGAAATAAAAAAATGTTGATTTATTGTATCAACAAACCCCGAAGTCTACGACACACCCACACCCTCCCAAGTTCAGTTCAGACCCCCTCCATCCAACCAACAACCAACAACCAACAACCACCAACAACCAACCAACAACCAACCGCGACAAATGGCAACAAAATCAAAACAGTCACAGCAGTCAACCCCGTTTGACGCGTTTATCAAACAGAGGTATTCAAAAAAAGGTGAGGTTTACACCCACACGCGCATTGGAAGTGACAAATTGGGAATATCGGGAGGCACCTACACGGTGCCGTCGGATGACATCGGAGAGTTTTACAGGAAGTACACGGATCATGTGTTCATGCAGGGTCGTCATGAATTCTTGACCGAGAAACAACTAATTGACAACGGTCCAGGGTTGATTGACATTGACGAACGCTATGCCCCTGCGATAGAAGTGCGTCAGCACACGAAGGAGCACATTTCCAATTTGGTGGAAACCGTGATTGATCAACTGTCCGACATGGTGGTGCTTACCCCCGGCACCCTGTTGCCCATTTTCGTGTTTGAAAAACCGGACGTGAATTTACTGGAGGACACCACCAAGGACGGGGTGCACATTCTGATCGGCATGAAGATGGATCGCGCGCTGCAAATGATGCTGCGCAAGCGCATGCTGACGCAGATGCCATCCATTTGGGGGGATTTGCCGTTGACCAATTCGTGGGAGGACGTTTTGGACGAAGGCATCGTGCGCGGAACCACGAACTGGCAGTTGTACGGCTCGCGCAAGCCGGGCAATCAAGCGTATGTGCTGAAGTACTGGTATGTCATGAGCCTGGACGAGGAGTGCTCCCTGGGATTTCATGAAAGAAGCGTGTCCATCTTTGACGTTCGCGTGAATTTCCAGCTGCTCACGGCGCAGTATGCGTATCACGCCGGATTTGAAATTGCGGAAGCCGTCAAGGACGAGCACGCCGCCATGAAACAAACCATGGTCGGGCCCAAACAGCGCCGAGTAAAAGCAGCAGCAGCAGCAGCAGCAGCAACCGCGGCTGCATCAGAAGATGGTTCTGGTGCTGGCGGCGCCGCTGCAGGCTCTGGTCCAAAGATAATGTTTCAACCCCCGCACGTGGAAATCATCCAGCTGTCGGACATTACGGACGAAGAGAAGTTGAATGCAGCGATTGAGCAAATGTATTCGTCAATTGAGCAACGCGCGTACGAGTTGCGCGAAACGCACGATTACACCATGTGTTTGCCGGCGGCATATTATGATTCGGAACCCAAGTGGATTCGCGTGGGATGGGCGCTGCGCAACACCAGTCCGCACCTGTTCCTCACGTGGATGTCGTTCAGCGCCAAATCCACCAAGTTCGCTTACAGCATGATCATTGAATTCTACGACAAGTGGCAGCAGTTCGGAATGAACACGCCCGCCGACGGCCGTTGCCTGACCAAGCGCTCCATCATGTACTGGGCCAAGACCGATGCCCGCGAAGCCTACGACGACATCCGCCGCAAGACGAACGAGTATTACATGGAGGAAACCATGAAAACCAAAGATGCAACCGACGTGGATTTGGCGCACGTGGTCTACAATTTTGCCAAGGACAAGTTCGTGTGTGTGAGCATCAAGACCAATTCCTGGTTTTCATTCAACGGGCAGCGGTGGGAGGAGTGCGATTCCGGCAACGCGCTGCGGCTCATGATTTCCAAGGACATTTACACCATGTATCATGCCAAGCAAATTGAAAACACGGCGCTGATGAACCAGCAGGACCCCGGCAGCGACGAGTGGAAGGACAAGAGCATCCGCGCCGAGAAATACACGGAGATTTGCATGCGGCTGAAGACCACGACGTTCAAGAACAACATCATGAAGGAGGCGCGCGAGCTGTTTTACGACAAGAATTTCGTGGACACGCTGGACACCAATGCGTACCTCATGTGCTTCAGCAACGGCGTCGTGGACTTCTCGGAGAAGCGCTTCCGCCGCGGGCAGCCCGATGACAACATCAGCAAGTGCACCAACATTGACTACATCCCGCTGGACCGCGTCAAGCACGCCACCACGATGGCCGAAATCAACGACTTCATGGCGCAGCTGTTTCCGTTGGACGAGCTGCGCAGCTACATGTGGGACCATCTGGCGTCCTGTTTGATCGGCGTCAACCGCGAACAAACGTTTCAGATTTACGTGGGTGCAGGCAGCAACGGCAAATCCAAGCTGACCGAACTCATGTCGCGCTGTTTCGGCGAATACAAGGCCACCGTGCCCATCACGCTCATCACGAACAAACGAAACGGCATTGGCGGCACGTCGTCCGAAATTGCGCAGCTCATGGGCATCCGATACGCCGTCATGCAGGAACCGTCCAAGGGTGACCAAATCAACGAGGGCGTGTTGAAGGAGGTGTCGGCGGGCGACCCGTTGCAGGGGCGTGCGCTCTACAAGGACATGGTCACCTTCATCCCGCAGTTCAAGCTGGTGGTGTGCACGAACACCATGTTTGAAATCAAGAGCAACGACGACGGCACCTGGCGCCGCATTCAGAAGGTGGATTTCATGTCTAAATTCTGCGACGAGCCAAACCCCAGCGGCGACGTGGACAACCCGTACCAATTCAAAATTGACCGCATGCTGGACGAGAAGCTGAAGCGCTGGGCGCCCACGTTCATGTCCATGTTGGTGGAGCACGTGTTCAAAACGAACGGCCTGGTCAAGCCGTGCAGTCTGGTGACCGCCAGCAGCCAAAAATACCGGCTCGGTCAGGACTATTTGTCCGAATTTGCGCGTGACAAGATTAAGATGCAGCAAGGCGGCCGCGGCATTAAGAAGACCGAGTTGTATGAAACGTTCAAACAGTGGTATGTTCGCGGGCACGGGCGCGATGTGCCGAAGGGTGCCGAGCTGTATGAATTCATGGACAAGAAGTTCGGTAAATACACGAACGGGGCGTGGCGCAGTGTGGCGATCATTTACGACGAGGAGCAAGATGCGCAGGAAGTTGCAGACGAGCAATGAGACAGCGAGATTTGATTTCATGATCATGCACAACACCACAATCACAACACCACAACACACAATCACAACACCACAACACACAATCACAAACCAATCAAACAACACAATGCATGCATTATATTTTTTTATTTCATAAATATAATACAACAACCCAATGAATAATTCTGCACTCCCAGATGCGGACTCTATTGCAGCCGCTTCTAAAAGCATGCAACTTCAGCAAGCGCAGCTCATGGATCAAATGAATCAAATCATGAATGATTCAAACTTGACATGTGGGCCCGGAACAGCTTGCTACAATGATCAACAAATCACGAATGCGCGGAATGCCTACAATGCAGCAGTCATCACCGAAAAAACCGCCCCTAAAAACGTAGACACCACTTTTAAAAACTATCTCGTGGCTTACCAAGGGCAAACCCAAGCCAACGAAACGTTGTTAAAACGATACATTGCAAACGGAAAAATTGAAAAAGCAAACTACACGGATCAAGTTGATGGGTGGATAAAAAACATGACCAACAAAATCAACACAAATGCCGGATACGCGGCCACCATCAATTCATTGGGAAAGAGTAACAATGCAATTAAAACCGTGTTGGATCAAGGAAATATAGCCAACACCAATGCAACCAATACCATGAATGTATTGGAACGCAAAATTTATTACACCAATCAGCAGGTGGCGGTTGTCAACAGTGTGGAGTATTACGTCAAATTGTTGTATTGGTTGGCATTTATGACATGGGGATTTTGCGTCATTTACACTCGCGCGTTCACCCTCAAAACGGCGGGGATGTTTGTGCTGTTCACCGTAATCATTCTGATGCAACACTTGATCATGGACGGCATCATATACTGCCTTAAATTCATCATTCCAAACAACACGTATTTGACGTGGTAAACGGGAACCTAGGTTCCCGTAAACCCTCCGTCACTTTCATGTGGTCGCAATGTCACACTGGTCATGGTTACATAAAAAGGAGGGCTTACGGGAACCTAGGTTCCCGTATCCCGTGGTTAAAACGCCGTGTTCATGTCAAATATGTCGTCGGTTTTGGTTTTTTCGGCCAGCGCGTATTCGCTCACCTTCTTTTCAAAGAAGTTGCACACCGACGGCAGGCTGATCATCTCCATGAAATCAAACGGGTTCGCGGAGCCGTACAGCTTGTCGTATCCGAGCTGCACCACGAGCCGGTCCGCCACGAACTCAATGTACTGCGTCATCAGCTTGGCGTTCATGCCGATCAGCCGACACGGCAGCGCCTCGCAAATGAACTCGCTCTCAATTGCCACCGCTTCGCGCACAATTTCCGTCACGCGCGCCTTCTGCGTGCGCTTGCTCATCTTGTTGTACAGCAGCACCGCAAACTCGGTGTGCAGCGCTTCGTCGCGCGAAATGAGCTCGTTGCTGAACGTGAGTCCCGGCAGCAGGCCGCGCTTCTTCAGCCAGAAGATGGAGCAGAACGCGCCCGAAAAAAAGATGCCCTCCACGCAGGCGAAGGCAATGAGCCGCGTTTGGAACGAGCTGCGCTTGTCGTGGATCCAGCGCTGCGCCCATTCCGCTTTCTTCTTGATGCACTCAAACTGGTCCATGGCGTGGAACAGCTGGTGCCGCCGGGCCTCGTCCTTGATGTAGCTGTCAATCAGCATGCTGTACACCTGCGAGTGGATGTTTTCCATGGCGATTTGAAACCCGTAAAAGGCGCGGGCTTCGGCCAGCTGCACGTCCGTCATGAACCGCACCGCCAAATTCTCCAGCACGATGCCGTCGCTGGCCGCAAAAAATGCCAGAATCATGGAAATGAAGTAGCGCTCATCTTCGTTCAGGACGTGGTTCCAGTGCGGGGCGTCGCGCGACAGGTCAATCTCTTCCGCGCGCCAAAAGCAGTCCACCTGTTTTTTGTACATGTTCCATATGTCGTTGTCCTTGATGGGAAACAGCACATAACGATCGTGGCTTTCGGTGAGCAGCAAGTCTTTGCCCTCTTTTGACGACACGGACACCTCCTTTCGCAAGGGCTCATGATCCTCCACCAATGCAGGTGCATTGGTCGTCATGTGGTTGTTGTTGTTTTCGTTTTCAATCAATGCGTCGGACTCCATGTATTTGTTTGATGCGTTGTGCTTAATATATTTATATCAAATATTTTATATAACAACCCAAAATCGGATTCCGGACCACAATACGCCCCTGACGACCACAGGACGCCCATGTTTAAATATCCGCACGGGTTATCATGCGACGGGGTTCAAATTGCAAAAGACGACATGAGTGAAATTGAAAACGATCAAAAATGGGACGAAACTATGCGAGAACTCTTTCAAAATGCAATGCGCATTCGCAAAGCCATGCGCATCAACCCATTGCTTCGTCCCATTTTTCACAAATACAAACGCACCTGCCGAGAGATATTGCAGCAAAAAAAAGATGAAGTGAATCAGCTATTAGTGCTATGCGATTATTGCGATTCATGCAACAACCACGACGGCTCAAATCATGAACTGAGATTGATTCATTCAGAATTGAGAGAAATCAAGACCCAAATAAATGGTTTAGAAGAAATGGACCCGAACCTTGATGATTCAGAATCAGATTCGTCGCATTCGGACGCGTCCGATGCGTCCGATGCGTCCGATGCGTCCGATGCGTCCGATGCGTCCGATGACGATGCCAGTTTGCATAGTCATTCTTCCTCCTCCCATTCTTCTTCTTCATCTTCTTCTTCACATTCATCTTGCAACTTGGACGACATATCTGACTTCTGCGATTGACCATTTAATTTTTTTGGGGTGTGGGATTGGTTGTCATTTTATTCCGCATTCTCTCTTTAACAGACCATAAGGTTTAAGCAACTGCGCCAATCGTCGTCGTCGTTCCGCAAATACCCGTTTCCACCGGCGTTGAATCAGCCGAATCCAGAACGTGTGGAAGATTGCCACGCATTCGCCGTCGGGTTCCAATGTAACCGTCCGCACGATTTCAAGCATCGGAAACATGTTGGGGCGATTCACGATATCCCAATGTGCGCGCACGGCCGAGCCGGCGAGGCCGAGTCTGCGCGTTGCAATGAATTCAGCACAGCTGTTGTCATACAAATCAGACAATGGAACGTCCCACATGAATAAAAAATGTCCGGAAACGTGGGGCCGGCACGGTCCATGCAAAAATGCATTGTGCAATTCACATATGCCCAATTGAAGCGGTTCCTTCATGGATAAATTAACTTACACACTGACACAGAATACATAAAATGTATGCAAATCTTTATTACATTTGCATTTATATAAATCGTGCAATTTCATAATTGCATGTTGTCCAATATAAAAATATTTATATGTATATATAATATATTTCAAATACATAATATAAACACACAGACATGAATTCCAATTTGCGAAGCATCTCTCGGTCATTCATGAGCGGTGTAAAATCTGCCGAATCAGGTGCTCAAACCCTGTCCACCGACAAAAATGTGCTCTACATCATGCTGATCATTGCAGTGGTGACCGTGATGGGATATTTGATGATGGGCAATTTTGAAGCAGTTGCATTTTTCGCGATTGTTGCATATTTAAGCACATTTTTCACAAAGAACATGGTCGTTGTGTTTTTAATTTCAATTTTAGCAACAAATTTCCTCATGATGACGAAGATTCGGTATAGTCGCAAGGAAGGCATGACAATGCCCGCGGCGGACCCATCCACGGACCCATCCACGGACCCATCCCCAACTCACGATTCATCCCATTCGCTCATTCCAACCCCATCCCTATCCCCATCCAACGATCCAATCAATCCAACCAATCCAATCAATCCAACCAATCCAACCGATAAACCAGAACCCAAACCAACCAACCAATCCTCCGCAAAAACAAGCGGTGGAAAAAACAAGGAAGGCATGAACGGAAAACTCGCTCCAGCCAATTTCAATGACGACTCGGAGGATGAAGGCACCGGCAACGGCGCCCCGTTTCCAAATAAAAACAAAAATGTGGAAAAAGCGCACGACAATTTGCAGAACATTGTCGGCGGCCCAATGAATGCCGAACAAACCGACAAAATCATGGAGCAGCAAAAGGTCCTGATGGACAACATGAAGACCATGCAGCCATTTCTTGAAACGGCCGAGCGATTTCTGGACAAGTTCAACATGAAGGGCATTGACGGTCTGCTTGGAAAAATCGGAATGGGCGGCGGCAGTCCCAGTCCCAGTCCCAGTTCCGGCGCTTAAAAAAGGTGTGACATTTTAACATTTAAACATCTTCATATTTTAATATGTTTAAATTGTAATACAATACAATTTAAATTCATTGCAATGGGTGCAGCTGCAAGACGTTGTCCTCCAGGCGTGTTCTGTATTGAGAATGTGTCATTCACAATTTTAGCAATCATGGTTGCGGCAGCAGTTGGGTATTTCATGAAGGGATCATTTTCTCAGAACCAATCACCACAACCACAACAATCACAACCACAACAACAGAACCAATACAATAAACCACATGTACCATCTATGTTTCAGTCACGCGCCAATTATGGCGTGTCCAATGCGCAAGAAGACGTGCTGCTGAATCCGTATGTGCCGCCCCTGCGCGATGACCGCACGATGTCAATGGACATTCGCGGACCAATTGTTGCAGCAGTGCCAATCAACGTGAGCACGCAGGGAACAGCCAATGCCGCATACCGTCAGGTGGGCATTTTGACGCGCATCAACGGGCCCGAAACCATCCTGCCTCTCATGGGGCGGCCGCTGTTCCGAAACCGCGACAAGTGGCAGTTTTACACCATCAGCGAAAAGAGCAATTTCATAAAGCTGCCCATTTCGGTCAAGGGGCGCAGCTGCACCAACGAGTACGGCTGTGACAACGTGTACAACGGCGACACCGTGTATGTGGAGGGCTACAACGACGCGTTCAAGGTGACCGCCTACGACAATTCCGTCATGCAGTATTTGCCGTTCTAACTACTGGGGTCTAGATCACCCTCATAGGGAGGAGCAGTAGTGACAGTTGATGCACCGACTGTAGTGGATGCAGTGGACGTTCCTGTAACCGATCCGCCGCCGCCCTGCGCGTTTTGAACGATGCACATTTTTGAGTTGGGGTCCCAGATGGTTGATGGGGGGTTGCAGCACGCACCTTCATAACAACCCAACAAGCTGGATGCATTTGCGCCACCGCTGCCATTGAGGTTGGGATTAACCACAGACCCCACTCGCGAGGGGTCAAACTCCCACGTGTATTCGTCAAAATTCAGTTTATCACGGCGATTGATGTCGCCGACTGCATTGTACATGTAGATGACGCCAACCGCGATGGATGCAATGATCATGAACCCCGCAATGTAATTTGGCACAAATCCCATATTTGCTAAAACCGCCAGGATCAGCACAGGAATGCACATGTAAATGAAAATTTTCATGACTCCCGCTTGCGCCATGAAGCGTTTTCCATAATACGTGTTGATTTCAATCATGCGTTCTTTCCCGGCACGGCTGCTTTCCAGTTCTGCGATCTGCTCTTGCGCATCCTTCAATTCTTGATCTATCACATTCTGCAATGCGGTCGCAGTTTCCGCTTCGGACTGTTCGCTGGCCACGCATGTTTGTTGAACCTGTCTAAGTATTCCAGCTGAGTTCAATAAACTGGTCCACAGCGCTTCATTTTTTGTCATTTGAGCCGATATATTCGTTCGTTCGGTTGCATCGGATGTTGTAGAGAGCCTGCTCATTAAATTAACATTCGCTTCTTTCAGCTGTAGCACATTCGTATTTAATTGTTCCTGCGATTCGCTTAATGTGGCGCATGAAGTAGTAACCATCTGTATTGCGTGTTTTGTATTATAATTACAATTTATTATTATTTACAATTTATTATTATTTACAATTTATCATCATTGCAATAAATTGTCAATAAATTGTCAGTGTTCAATTTACAAAATTTACAAATGTTTGACCGTTTTATACAATAAAACCAATGCGATTAATCCAAACAGGACCAGTGCGTATTTTTGACTTTCATTCATCATTTCGCTTATTTCCAATGCCGCATCCATTGTTGGATTGGCATTTTTGAATCCTTCCTGATTTTGATTCATAAGTGAATTGTAGGCCTGTATGTCGTCATTCAATTTTGAAACAGTTTTTTTTGTGTATGCATTTAATTTAGATGCGGTGGTTGCACTCTGTTTGCCTTGATCCGCGTAGTTTGACACGGCATTCACCAACTGTTCGTTGGTTGCATTCATGTTGCTCACGGTGGTTCCCAATCCGCTCACGATGTTGATGTTGTTTGCTGACCCAGATTCCGACGACAATTTCATGAGGTCATCCATCATCGTTTTGTGATATGTCATTTGCTGACTTATCATTCGGTTGTAATCTTGTTCAGATTGATCCAGTGCGCGCGTTGCATGCGTGCTTTCCGGCATTACCCCTGCATTTGCAGCAGCCGACTGTGATTGTGATTTTGGCATTGGAATACACAACTAACTATTATTAAAATACAAATATATTATATTTTAATTATATTATTTTTGACAAATGTTTACATGTTTACATGTTTACATGTTTATATTTGCGACGAATTTGGATCATTCGTTCCACTTGAATCATCCATCATTCCGCTGGAATCATCCATCATTCCGCTAGAATCATCCATTCCTTGCGTCGTCGTCGTTGTCGCAGCAGGTTGCACGACATTCATTTCCGTTTTAATCGTTTCCGGCAATTCATCCGCCGTCAAAAACCGATATGCAAAATATGCCAACAATAATCCCAACACCACCGCCACTCCATATTTGATTCGGGAATACAACAACACGTGTTGCGTCTCATTTGCATCCACATCCAACTGATTGTGCGCTTGAATCTTTTCATTTATTTTGGCTTCGTCTGTTTTAAGTGCATCCGACAAGCTGGTCAGCTGATCCCGTTGCTGGTCGGTAAATCCTTCTTTTGTTGTGCCGCCCGTCTGTGCATTGGGGGGAGGTATTTTCAAATCGTCGGACAGAGCCGTGATCTGTTTATTGATCTTGTACATTTGTTTCAATATTTCAATGCCGCCATTCCCACCCAGTTTGGTGTAACCGTATGGCGGCGTCATGCTTTGCACATTGTCCTCTTGCCCTCCTCCTCCTCCGTTGGAAGGGGCTCCCGCAACTTTCCCGTAGCACGTGTTTGCAAACGCGCTGTTTCCATTGGTTGTGTTAATGTAGGTGGCATTGTAATACGTAACAGTGTCGTACACGTGAGCGGGATCATCCGTTGCGGCGCGCTGACACGCTTCCGCCGACGGCTGCACGCCCAAGAACTGCCAACTGGGAATGGACATCTTTGCCAGCTGCGGCGGAAATTGACCCTGCATGGCATTCATGTTCGGCGTGGTTTTCCATCTCATTTTTTCAAATGCAGAGTAGTTGCGGTTGAATTTGGAGGACGCGGTGTTGGACGCCAGCGCGGCAGCCGTTTGCAATCCGGCTGCAACGCCCCCCGATGACGGGGCTGCGCTGTTCCAAAACATGGTCTGCCCTCCAAAGGTTCCCACATACGATGTTCCGCCATCCCCCGAAGCTTGTCCACCCGGATTTGGATTTGCAAAATTGAGGTTGTTGAGAAATTCATACCCCGGCACGGACCTGCACTTGTTCCAATATTGATACACGCTCTCCGCTTCCCCCATGGCCGGATTATTTCCCATGTTCCGGTTGTACAAGGCTTGAAGCCAACCCATCAAATCATACGCGTTGTACGTGGCCAGTCCCGGCGCGGAATAGGAGGGATTGTTGTTGGCTTGGTTCGTGCAATTTCCGCCGTTCACCGTGTAGCCATTGAAAATACACTGGTTGGCGTCCTGCCAGTTGCACTGCGCATTGGGGGACAATTTGGCAAATGCGAATGTGCCAATGGGGCCTTGTCCCGCAATGACCGGTGCGCTTCCCGACGTCAGTCTATATGCATTCAACCAGCACTCTGCAAAAAACCGGAACTGCAGACTGATCTCGTTGGCGGGCGCAAAATTCACATCGGAAAATTGGGAGTCTGGCGACCACGTTTGCAAATTCGTGGTGGTGTTCACCGTCATGGGCGCGTCAGCTGCGTTCGTGGTGCCGGTCGGAATTTGCATTGCGAAGCTGCGCCAATCGGTTCCACCCGTGCGCAACACCAGCACCGGTATGATATTGTTTATCACCGGATTGTTGAATGCCTTGCACCACGCATCCGTCGCCGCAGCATTGCCGGACACGGGACAGTTGGGCAAAACGGACGGCAGTTCGTTCACCGGTTTTATGCCTTGGGCGTTTTCGCTGTACAGCAAGCACTGATTCGGATTGCAATCAATGCCGCACCCCGAGTTGGAATACAGCGCATACGCACAATCCTTGGTGTCCACGCAGGATTTGAAACACGCGTCTTCTGTGCCGTTGGATGGAAACGGATACGCCGGCGTTAAATTGTTTTTAAATTCGTTCGGGTTTTTGATGTTGTACGGGTATTTGCGCTGCTGCTGTTTATTTATTTCGGCTTCCACCTGCTGCAAATATGTTTTATACAGTTGGTTGTATTTAGCAATCAATTGATCCAAATCCGCTGTTTTTTTTTTAATTTGCACTAAATCTTGGGTTGGACCAATTGTTGGATTGGTTGTATTGGTTGGATTGGTTGTATTGGTTGGATTGGTTGTATTGGTTGGATTGGTTGTATTGGATGACATTTATATCAGAAGTTATTAGATGCTAATATAACTACTATATTATATTTTTTTAAACCAACCACAATGGTCTCATACATAATGAATGCGAACCACGGGTCCGGAATTGTCGGATTCGCTGTATCCAAATGAAGGAATGTATCCACCTATCAAATTGGTCATGTAAATGATGACTGCAATCGCAAACCCAATGAGAATGATCCAGCAAACGATGATTCCGGCAGTCGTCGCCGTGTCCGACGTTAAATTTCTGATTGTAATCACCAGCACAACAATGGAAATGATGAATAACAATATAAATTCATACATGTACGACCGACGCGTGTAAACCGAATATTCATTTTGTGCATTTAGCGTTTCATCAATGTTGATGTTGAATGTATCCACCATTTTATTTTATTAATGATAATTTGATTTATATTGTGATTATTTTATTTTTTAAATCTCATCACTATTTATAACATTTTCAAATTACTAAATTTATTTGAAAATGAGAAGATCTAGAAAAAATAAAAGAGGAGGAGACCCTACCGACCCTACCAAACCTACTATACCGATTCCGGTCAGTGCTATCAATGCATTGGCCAAGACTGCCACTCAATTAGCAGGTGAGCTTGGAAATCTTATTCCATCTGTACCAGCAGTTCAATCCGATCTATCTGCTACTTCCAATGCTGGTTCTGATCAACCATCCAATGCTGCTGTTCAATCCCCTAATTCTGAAGCTTCATCACTCAATCCGGGTGTAGACCCAAATGCTGTTCAACCCAATGATGCTGGTTCTGATCAACCATCCAATGCTGCTGTTCAATCCCCTAATTCTGAAGCTTCATCACTCAATCCGGGTGTAGACCCAAATGCTGTTCAACCCAATGATTCTGCTGGTACTTCTGCTGCTGTTGTTCAACCCAATAATGCTGGTTCTGATCAACCATCCAATGCTGCTACTTCTGAACCCGCATCTCTTCTTACGCCTGAAACTCCGATACCTTATGGCAATGGGAGTAACAGTATACTTTATGGTAAGATTGCAACTATACTTAATAATATGATAACCAATCCTGCAAACTACAATAAAAAAAATATACCAGAACAACAATTGCAAACACTATTAACTCAAATACAATCAGCAAAAACTGTAGTGGAAGTATCAAACATTCTTAGAGCAAATGGAATTGCTCCGGTTGGCAACGGTTCAAAACAATATTTCAGCATGAACATGACCGGAGGCACAAAAAAACGCAAGAGAACCAAGATGACCACCCGCAGAAAAACAAGAAAACTGAGAAAAACAAGAAAAATGAGAAAAATGAAAATGAGAAAAATGAGAAAAACGATGAAAATCTAAACAGAATGCAAAACGTTCACGCGGTGGATTTTGATTTTGTTTCGGTTTCTCATTTTCATTTAATTTATATGTTATATGATATATATACTTATATGTTATATAGTTAAAAATAATTATATTTAGAATAACAGAATAACAATGTCTGCACATGAAACAGGACCAGAAGCAAAAGCAGGCACAGAAGTAAAACCAGATGGAGCAAAAGCAGAAGTAAAACCAGTAGCAGGCACAGAAGCAGAAGTAAAACCAGTAGCAGGCACAGAAGATTCAGTTCCTCCACCACAAGTGCCGCCAGCAGCAGCGGGAACACTTGGAGCACCAGCACAAGCAGCAGAAGTATCTGGAACAGAAGTATCTGGAACAGGAGCACCAAAACCAGGCACAGAAGGAACACTTGGAACAGCAGCAGCAGGAACACTTGGAGCACCAAAACCAGGCACAGATTCAGCACCAGGTTCAGATGCAGCAACAGTACCAAACCCAGTGGCACTAGTAGCAACACCAGGTTCAGAAGTACCAAACCCAGGTTCAGAAGCAACACCAGATGCAGCAACAGTACCAAACCCAGGTTCAGAAGCAACACCAGATGCAGCAACAGTACCAAACCCAGGTTCAGAAGCAACACCAGATGCAGCAACAGTACCAAAACCAGATAAGACGGTGATCGCGAATTTAACCGAACAATTCGCAGCTGCAATGCAGAAGATTACAGCACCACCTCCGCCTCCGCCTCCGCCTCCACCTCCGCCTCCACCTCCGCCTCCACCTCCGCCTAAGGGAGGCACAAAAAGACGCAAAAGTAAACGCAAAGGCAAACGCAAAAGCAACAGCAACCGCAAAAGAAAAATAACCGTGAAACACTAATATTTATTTATGGTTCAATGGAAGGGGGAAGGGGAAGATGAGGAAGCGGAAGCGGATGATGAAGCAGAGGGGCCAACCATTTTATAAATGAAATATGAAATAAACCCAATTCCCAATAATAAATAAATGACTCGCAATATGCTGTACAAATATGTAGTTTTTTCAATGGATTTGGCTTCATCCACCATGGATATTTGATTTGTGGTTGCAGGGCACGATTCTTTGCAACTTGCGGGACAGCTTGCAGTGGAATCCACGCATGGACAGTTTTGGGGAGCGCCGGATGCATCAAATGTGCAAGCGGGCAATTGTGGCAGACCGCCCATGTTGGTGAACGGCTTATACACCATCGTGTCCGTCATCATGAACGCATTTTTGCTGTCCAATGATGCAGTTTGCTTTGCAAGTATTGCATTTAATCTGGAATTTTCACTGGTCAGCGTGTTCACAGCGGTTTCGCGTTGATCCAGTTCGGCTTGTAGTCCCCCACTGAACGTGTTCATTCTAGCATACAGCGACGTCAGGTTTGCTTGCATTGCAGCATGTGCATCTGCCGCGCCGGGAAGGTTCGGATTCACGTTGTAATTCGCATACACGGTCGGATAATTCTCCATGAGATTATCAAACTGAGTTTTTATATCGGTGAGGTTTTGGGTGGTGTACGACGACATTTGTTGTGTCTATTGTGTCTATTGTGTCTATTGTGTGTGTCTAACAAATAAAAATATATTATATGCACATATTTTTATATACAAGGGGGTCGGCGTCTAAACACCCGTCAATGAATGGACAAAGAACAAAATGGGGGCTTGGTTTATCCGATTCATTTGGTGGTGCAAACGCGATAATATGGGGTGTTTACCGCCGTTTTGCTGAACCGATCAATTCGGCACACCTGTCCCGGGCGCATGCCGATCGCCATGGCAACCGGGTCGTACCGTGAAATGTTCGGCAGCATGTCGGGATTTATGATGTTGTACTGCGCCATCATTGCCTGCGTCTCATGCTCCGTCAGAATGGTGTGCTTGGGCACGTATGCGTGCTCCAGTATGTTGAATTGCAGCCGGTCCAGGCTGAATATGACCATGTGAATGCCTTCCTGTTCCCATATTTGACTCAGCGCCGCAATGCTGGTGTCGTTCATTTCGGCCTTCATCACGATGATGAGCGAGTCCGGTTTGGACAACGTTTTCTCTAAATGGTACAAATCATTCACGTAATCCACGATGGTCTCGCGGCGCAACGGCTTTCCTAAATGGTATTTCACGTACGCCTTCTGCCCCGACTCTTTCACCACCAGCATGTCCAGCTGCCGGTTCGTGTTCATGGCGTGCACTTCGTTCATTCCGAAATTGTCGTACTGTCCCACGTCGTAACCCTGGGCTTTCAACAGGCTCAGCAGGTTGGTGCGCGATTTGTAAATCGCAGTGATGGTTCCACTGGCATTTCCTGATAAGATGGCGGCGGAAGCAGCGGCTGCAGTGGACATTGCGGTTGATGGATGTTGTGTTGTTAATGTTAAATGATGCACATATATTTAATTCAATTTTTAAATATATGTGTGTAAAATGCACAAAACATGGGTGGGGGAGGGCGTGATTTCATTTTAGTTGCGGCTCTTGCTGCGCTTGCTGCGCTTGCTGCGCTTGCTGCGCTTGCTGCGCTTGCTGCGCTTGCTACGTTTGCTGCGCTTGCTGCGCTTGCCAGACTTTCGGCCACCTGTGTGTTTATGCGCTGCTGCTTTTGCTGCTTGTGCTTCTTGCTGGTACTTAGACACATATTGATTCGCAGCATCATACCTCATATAGGTGTAATTAATTGGGAAATCCATGACAAGATCATCGGGATACGTCATAAGAGCCGGAGTGTCGTCGCTCAACTCGGTACGGTGCTGCAAAGCATGATCGGCAACATACCTTTCGGCATCATTATAAGTGTTCAAATTAAAGACACCGAATGTGTTTGGGTTCATATTTGCTTATGTAATCCACAACTATTTTATTTTATTGATACGCGGCAACAATGGTGGACCCCACCACGATTTGCCGGTTTCCGCCGCTGGTCGTTAGAACAGACCCGCCGCCCGACTGGAACCCGCTGTTCAGCGCGCCCTTTTTGCGCGGGGCAGTGCAGCCCCCCGCGCGGCACCGTTGAAGCAGCGTGTTCCGAATGGTGGCATTGTTGCTCCTAAATGACAGCGGCACGCCGTTGGCGTTGATGGAGGACTGTCCGATTGCGTTGTTGCGTTTTCGCTCAATGTAGAGTTCGGTGTCGTGATTCTGGGTGGCCCACTTTTTGGGCCCCCCCTCACAATAAGCGCTGCTTGCAGGGCTGGCATAATTCGCGCCGCCTAAAGTGCGCAGGTACACGGATCGCCCCATTGCAAAGTCGTTGCCGCCGTCGCTCGGGTAAAACTTGGCCGGCATGGCCGACGGGCTTTTAAGCACCGCATTGTTGTCGGCCTGCTTTATCAAGATGCCCTGATCTGCCGGTCCGTTGAACTGGGCTCGTAGGGTAGGATAATACGTCAATTTCACCATTGGGGTTGGGGTTTGTTGTATTTGTATTTATAGTATTTACATAATACAATTATATGAATTGTTACATAACACAATTAATACAACAATGACAATGCAATTCCTAAATATTTTGACAAATTAATGTGAACGACGCCTCCTTGTGCGCATTTTTATTGAACGTTTGCGACGATGCGAACGCATTTTTCTTCCACCAACCTTTGGAATTGGATTCCCTTGTGAGGCTTGCAATTGCAATTCTCGCTGATAACGATTCATCATAATTATAATTAACCGTGGGTATGATTTAACATTATATTTATTTTTACTAAGAGATGAATGCTATTAAAGGATGCTGGCAACGACCGCCACTTTTCCGGCAACGTCGCTGATTTTTCCGGCAACAGAGCCGACCCGACGGATGACGGGGAGCACCTTCTTTTGCAAAAACCCTTTTTGTTGGGGCTGATTGGGTTGCTGGGAAGCAGAAAAACTTAAACCCAGCAAATGGTTCAGATTGGAATTATTGGCATTTGAATTTAGGGCTGTGTGCGCTGCATTTGCATTTGCTTTTGCATTTGAATAAATGGGGGACATCATTGGATAAGAGGAAGATGGATTGGGTTTCAAAGGGGGGGGGGTTATAACATGTGCCCACATTTTTAATTTTAATTTTCTACTGCACCAAATGGACTCTAAAAATGGTGCACACGACGCCACGCGCTTTGAGAGGCGTTGCTCGCATTCCCGCCAAACGCAAAATCGTTGTATGTGCGGTTAATGGCCTGATTCTTCTTAAAGTTGGTGTAGTCGGATCCGTCATACACGTATTTCACGTTGCAGGTGGACGAAGGAATGCCCGTGCCGTCATTTGTGGCCTGCACGTGCCCCGCAAACATCTTCCATGCACCAATGTCGGAGCTGCGTATATTGTTCACCTGATTCGACCCACCAGACACGTAAGTCTGACGCCCTAAATAATCGCCGGCATTGTTCACCCGACGAAACGGCGTGCACACGGGTTTTTGACCATTCACCAGGCCCGAAGCGTATTGGCCGTTCCATGCCTGCCTTAATACCAACCGATCCATGCTGCGTTCGTTTCCACCCTCCATGCCGCTGCCACCGTGCGTGCCTGCCCCACCACCTAACAGCGCGGGGGAGTACCCGTTGTAACCGCCGCCCAACGGACTGGGTTTTCCGGTGGGGGACACAAATGAGTTCGGATTCTGGGTCACACCCGACATTCCGCGCGAATAACCAATTGACACATTAGACATTGTGATGTGATGATTGCTAATAATAAGATTGTTTTATAATTATGATATAATATATTTCATATAATAAAATTAAAAATAAATGGATTTTGACTAAATGTTGCAATGTTAAATGTTGAAATGTTGAAATGTTAAATGTCATGGACTTTGGACCCCATTTGTTCTATTCCGTCATGATGCGGGGTGCGATGTTCATGGTCTGCAGCTCCTGAAACAGCAGCTTGCATGCATACGGAATTTCCACATACGCGAATTCGGTGCGATTCTCGCACATGTGGCAGCAGTGTATGCCCATCTTGTCATTCACCGCCGCAATCATGCCGCAGCATTTGCACACGTGCACCTGGTACCTGTCCGATGAATCGTACATGCGTCCGCGCGTGAAGCGGGACGCCCCGTGTGCCACCATGCTGTCGCGCTCCATTTCGCCAAACCGATGCCCGCCATCGCGGCTGCGCCCCTCCGCCGGCTGCCGCGTCAGATTCACCATCGGCCCAATGGACCGACTGTGCTGCTTGTCGTTCACCATGTGCTTCAAGCGCTGGTAGAATGCGGGACCGATGAACACGCTCGTCTCAATCTGCTCTCCCGTCAGCCCGTTGTACATCAGCTGGTTGCCGTTGCACTCGTACCCCAACTTCATCAGCTCTCGCCGAATGGTTTCAATGTCCAGCTCGCCGAACGAGGTGCCGTCTCCAAATAGGCCCAGCTCCACCAAAACCATGCCCAGCAGCGTTTCTTTCAGCTGACCGATCGTCATGCGCGACGGAATGGCGTGCGGGTTGATGATGATGTCGGGACGCAGCCCCTGCGCCGTGAACGGCATGTCGCGTTCAGGGATGATGTTGCCCAGCGTGCCCTTCT